TTAAGCACAAATACCGTATCCATATTTTATCAAAAGCAACAGCGGCATGACGAGGAGTTATTGCACCAAGCAGCATTAATTGAATATAATAAGGAACGCGCTGATAGGATAGCTGAACGCAAAAGCATGGAAGCAAAAGCGTATTATGACAATATGATATTGAAATTGGAATTGCAAAAATGTAAAAACAGCCTTTAAATGGAAAAGCATGTTATTATAAAAAAAAGCAAGTGGATTGATAAAATATTAGCAAAGCAAACAAAATTTAGGAAAAACAACCTAAATAAATTAGCTTTACAAATGATAAAAGACGTGCCTTTGCACGAACGCAAAAGGATTGACAAATTAGATATTTTAGTAGGAATTGACACAGCAGAAAACAAACTACAAGGATATTTGACATATAAAAACGGAATGTTATATTAATTTAAAAACGAGTAAAAATGGCAGATTTAGTTTACAACAGCTTTAAAAGGGACATTATGGACGGCACCCTTGATTTAAGCACGCAAGACATCAAAGTGATGTTGGTCACAAGTGGGTATACACCTAATATTGATACGGACGAATTTATTGATGACGTTACCAATGAGGTAGTAGGAACAGGATATACGGCAGGAGGACAGTCGTTAGCATCGAAAACGGTGGTGGTAGATGATACAAATGACAGAGGTGTTTTTGATTCAGCAAACCCTGAATGGACAACGGCTACAATCACAGCGCGTGGTGCTGTTTTGTATTATGACACAGGCACACCTGCAACATCTCCTTTAATTGGTTATTGGGATTTTGGAACGGACCAAACGTCAACCGCAGGAACCTTTACAATTAACATCAATGTAGTTGGAATTTTGACATTGACATAGTAAGTGTAATCACCAAGTATTATACCCTTAATTTTAGCATTAAGGGTTTACCTTAATCACTATTATGGCGCAGTTTCTTAGACCTTCATCAGACATAACGACTACAAATATAACCGGAACATTTGCCGATGTTGATGAAACGTCTCCAAATGATTCCGATTTTGTTGTTAGTCCTGATAATACTGCTGCCGTTTATGAAACGCTTTTAAGCAGTGCAATAGACCCAGGTGTTAATACAGGCCATACGATAAGAATACGCCATGCAAAAGCTGACACAGGCACACCTCCAAGCACTGATGGAAATACACAACTTGCTGATTTTGACTTATATCAAGGTGCCACATTAATTGCAAATTTAGGTAACAATGTTACATTAGGCGCTTGGACAACAAGGACAATAAATATTACCACAATTGCCGCCTCTGCAATTACAGATTATTCAGATTTAAGGATTAGAATTACAATTCCAGCAAGTGGAGGTGGTTCTCCAACTATTCGTAGAGGTGCAGCTGTTTCTTGGATTGAAATGGAAGTGCCTGATAACGTTGTTAATGTTACGGTTAATTCGGGTGTTTTCAGTATGACAGTCGACCAAAAACTAATGAGAGTTATTGGGGAGGCAGTTTATGAAGCCAAACCTCTTACAGTAACGTCGGCGCTTCAAACAGCAACAGTAACATCAGGAGTAGGTGTTACAGTTAATGTAGGAATTTTAAATGCTGATTTCGTATTACAATCCTCGACAGTAACGGCAGGAGATGTCAATATTGATGTAGGCATTTTAAACGCTGTTTTTAGCTTATTAGCTACAACTGAAATAGGTGATGCTAATTATACAATTGGTGAAGATGCAGAACTAAATGTTAATGCCGATATTAGAACAGTAACAGTAACGACAACAAGCAATGTTTCAATTGATGTTGCAACTTTATCCGCTGAATTTAAAATATTACCGGTAACAATTACCACAATAAGCAATGTCAATTTTTTTGTACGAACTTTTTCTCTCAAATTGGCTTTACAAACTGCAACGGTAATCGGTGATGCTAATTATACAAACAAGGAATTGACTGCTGATTTTTTCCTTGCTCCTACAACGGTTTCAACGGCAGGAAATGTCAATATTAGCGTAGGTGTTTTAAATGCTAATTTTACACTTTTATTATCTGAGCCTTTTGGACAAAGGAACGTTTCAGTCAATACAGGTGTTTTAAGCGCGTCATTTACCTTAAACGCTGCGACAGTTTCAGCAGTAGACAATGTCTCATTTAATGCAGGTATATTGTCCGCAACTTTTACACAACAGTCGGCAACAGTAACAGCAACGGAAAACATCAGTATTGATGCAAACGTTTTAAACGCTGTTTTTAGTTTACAAGCTGCAACGGTTGAAACAGCAGGAAACGTCACAATATCCGTTAACACCTTAGAAGCTGTCTTAGCGCTTTTACCAACAGCCGTTGAAGCAAGTGCTACCACAGCGCCAAACGTTTTAGACGCGGCATTTGTGCTTCAAACAGCAACAGTTTCAACAGCAGGTAACGTTACAATTAGCGTAGGTATATTAAATGCGAATTTTAGCTTAGAAACTGCGACAGTAACAGCGAATGAAAATACAAGCATTAACGTAGGCGTATTAAGCGTGTTATTTTCGTTAGAAGCAGCGACCGTTTCTACTGCTGGAAATGTGACAATTAATGTAAACACCTTAAATGCCAATTTAAGTTTACAAGCGCCTACAATAACAGCAACAAAAAGCGTGGTTATAAATGTTGGCATATTAACTGCTGACTTTACAATATTAAGCGCAAATATAAAAATTGACAAAAGCATTGACGCCAATGTATTAAACGGATTATTTGTTTTACACGCTGCGACAGTATCCACATCAGGAGGCGTTGTAATTAACGTTGGTACAAATAGTGCGGATATTGAATTGCAACCGGTAGTTATTACTATCCAAGCAAATGTAGCGGTAAATGAATTAATTGCTGAATTTGGAATATTACCGGTAGTAGTAACAGCAGGTGGAGCACCTAGCAGGTTAACGGGCTGTATTATTATTGACTATGTTAAACCTGAATTATATGCAGTTACAATAAAACAACCTAAAAAATATATTGTTATATTTGTAGAAACTACTGAAAGTCCAATAGTTTACAAAAGCCCTAAAAAATACAGCGTTACCTATTTGGAACCTGCGCTGCAACAAATAACAGTTTTAAAACCTTGCAAATAATGACAACAATAACCAGAAAAATAGGTGCGTTTCACAATTTAGAATTCAAAATAGATTTAACGCAATACGGCAAAACGTCAAGTGATATTGAGGATTATATTTTTAGCGTAAAAGCGCGCAAAAGCGACGCGGATAATTTGCTATTGCTTAAAAAGGAAACTACCGGAGGCATTACTGCTTCAGGAACGGATATAATTACAGCATTGGTTAGTTGGCCGTATGATGAATATGACAACTTTAAACCAGGCGAATACCTAGCAGGATTATTTATTAAATTTACGGGTGATGCAGTTGCAGACGAAAACGTTTCGCAAACATTTGTCCTACAAATAACCGATGACTTTTTAAAAGATAACTAAAAATGAGCAGTTTAAAACAATCAGATTTTATTATTAGCCACCAAGCAGTACCGGTGGTAATTATTGACAGGATACACGACCACCACTTTGTAGTGCTGCAAAAGGTTGATGATTTAGCGCCTTTTGATGTTTATCCTAGTTTAAAAAGTTGTTACCGACCTTATGTTTGGGAAATTGCAAGAGGCAGGAGTGGTAATAGCCAACATACATTTGGTGAACGGGCAATCAATATACTAGATGAAAAAGGTGCATGCGATATTACATGTGAAAATTTTGAACGCAATAAGGACGCGCTTTTGGACTTACTAATTAGGAACACACCGTACCTAAGGTTTGCGGTTTACAACAGCTTTATCCATGCTGATTACAAAAATACGCACAACGGAAAACGATTATTATTTACATCTAACAGTTCAAGTAAATGGACGTTCGTTAAATTTGTGTAAATTTGTTATTATATTTTATTACTAATTAAATACTTTATTATGAAAAATTTGAAACTAATTTTATTTTCAATGCTATTTTTAGCAGTAGGAATGACTGGATTTGCAATGACGCAAGACGCTCCAGCACCGTCACTAGAACCCTCAACTATTGTAGGGTATTTGGCTCCGTTTATCACTTTAGGAGTAACAGCATTAATCCGTTGGGCAAAGCCTATGATGGGCTCAGGCATTACAATTATGGTTGTTGCCGGCTTATCCGTAGCAGTTGCCTGGATAGCTAATTTAACGTCAGATATGGACGGTGTAGCTTTCTTCATGCAGGTATTATACGGTTTATTGGCGATTGTTATTAACCAAATATACCGTGCTTTAAATGGCGGTAATGCTAAATTTGCGCGTGCAAAAAGCTAACTAACCAGGCGCACTGTAAAAGGTGCGCTTTTTTTATGAAAACAAAATGGTACATAATAATAGGAGTAGTGATAGCGTCAATTATTGCTATATACCTATACAAGGGAGGCAGCAAAAGCCTTTTAGACATGGTTAAGGAACCTGAAATTGCTAAGATTAAGCAATTAAACGCAAAAATAGACAGTTTAAAGGCGTCGTTAATTATAAGCAAAGCAATACACGAAAACGACAAAGCGCTGTTGGAAAAGCAAAAAGAATCATTAAATATTGCACTATCACACCTAATTAAAAAGCAAAAGCAAAATGAAACAGATATTATTAATTATTCTGGTGACTTTAACAGGCGTTTCCGTCAGTTCTCAGTCCTTGCCAATACAAACTAGGTACCAAGGAGAAAACGCTGTAATTATTAGCGAGGCTCAAATGGACAATTTAAGTTTAAAGGTATTGGAATTAGCTTTGGCCAAAAATAAATTAGCAACTTTTCAAATTCAATTTAATTTGCTGCAAAAGGATTTGGCATTAATGCAAAGCAAATCCACATATTTGGAAGCGCTATCAAACAGCCAAGCGGATATAATTACTTCCTTACAAGAGGTAGCACAAAGCCAGGATAGGATTAACGAGGCTGAACAAATAAATTTAAAACAAAAAAACAAAAACAAGTGGGTCAGCTACCTAGTTGGTTTTGCAGTGGGTGCGACCGCTGTTTTAGTACTTAATTAAATGGACCTAATATTTCTACTTTGCGGCATTATATTGTTTACCAGATGGGTTGTGTTGAAAATTTTTAATGCAATTTTTTTAAGTAATAAGCCGCTAAAAGCCAAGGAAATACATTATCATTACCATGATAACAGGCAAATCAACATACTTGATACGGAAGTAAATTGAAAATTAATTGCTATATTTACAATTGAAATGCAATTATTTCTATATTTTAAGTTGGTTAGAATAGGCCGCTCTTTTACTAGGGTGGCTTATTTTTTTTTGATTATTTTAAAAAAACATTTGGTAGGTATAAAGATAAGTTATATATTTACAGTGTTAAACAAAAACAAAACATCATGACAACGCAAAACAAAATAGACAATTTAAACTTAAAAGCAGACGCACTAGCAGAAAGAGCAAGCATTTTAGAAAAAAAAGGAGACAACGTAGGCGCAATGAATTGCTGGATAGAGGAAAAAAAATTAGTTGAGCGTATTGAAAACTTAGAATTATTATTAACACTTTAAAATAAAAATCATGTCAAACATCACAAATTTACAAGCACGCGCAGAAGAATTAGCCATTAATGTATGGATAGGAACACCTGCACAAATAGAGGAAAGAAAAAAGGATTTTGTAGCAGCAAACGGAGGCACAGGAATTGACTACATGCTGAAGTATATGCATTAAAAAAATATGCGGGTGTAAAAGCCCGCAAAAAAACAAACATTAAAAACCAAACATTATGTCACAATTTGAAACAGTAGGATACGTCGTTGATTATTATATAGGTAATAAATACCAAGGGCACATAAGTATACCAGAACCAGACAGAGCAATAACAGGTTATGAAGGGCGCAAAAGAGCAACTTTAAATGAACCCGTAACACTTACAAAAGGCACAAAGTTAAACACGCTTAAAAAGGGCTCGCACGTTGTAACGGAGTTAATTCCTATAAATGGGCGTATAAAATTGCAGTGCTAAAAAAAACTTAAAAAAAAATGAAAGCAAAATTTTATAGCAAACCAGAAAACGTATTATTTTATGACCCACTTACAAGATTATTAGCAAGGATATTTGGTGCTAAATACTTTGTAATTAAATGTAGGGTTTGTGGAAAGATACCTACTGAAATATACGGTGGAGTTTGTTTAGACCACAAAACTAAAGAAAATAATTAATAACTAAAATAGAAAAAGATGAAAATCCTAGTCATACTGGCACTTATCGTCATGTTGGTCACTTTATTAGAAAAAAAGTGGTAAAATGTTATGGTAGTTATAAAGATAAGTTATATATTTACAGTGTTGCAATAAAGCAATAACAATTAAAACATCACATTATGACAACTGAAACACTTAACATCAACTACGCAGGAACAGCAAACAACGGAGAATACAGCATTATATATGTTGAAACACAATTTATGTTAGACGCTCCAGAAATCGGATTAACTTTTGAGGTTTGGGAAGAGGACGTTGACAGCCAGGAATTTAAAACTGCATATGACAACGCACTAATTGAATTCGCGCAAACGTTAAGAGCGCAATACGAGGCAAAATTTAACGGAATAGTAAACATAGTATTTGAAGGACTATAATAGTAAACAGCAGGTGTAACAGCCTGCTGCTTTTTTTAATTAACTTAATTTATACATCATGCAAAAATTAGCAAACAGCCTTAAAGGCAAAAAAACTGAAACAACTTTGCGCAACGGCAAAAAACTACAAGGGTACGTGGCAGAGGTAGAGGAAAGGACTTTTCTGTCAATGGGATTAGACTTAAATATGTCGCCCGAAATTAACACCTGGTCCTTAGTGATTAAGCACTACGATACCAAAATGAAAAGGACAGTTGACTTAGGGCATAAGAAGCCCCTGACAGTAGACAATGTTAATGCAGCAATGCCATTGCACAAAGTAAGGTTCATCTAACAGTAAGGAGGGCGTAAAAGCCCTCTTTATTTTTTTTTAATTTTTTTTTAAAAAACGTTTGGTAGTTATAAAGATAATATATATATTTACAGTGTTGCAATGAAGCAGCAAACAAAAAACATCACAAATGAAAACTTTAATTAATATCACAGCGCAGTACCAAGAGAATTATGCACATTACAACGGTGGGCAACATTGGAAAAATAAAGGAACAACAATATTCCAAGTAAAGGTAAACGACGGTTGTTTAATGTTCGACAATGATACCGTTGTCATAGCTATTAAAAAAATATTGTTAAACGAGTGCAATGCTTTATGTCGTTACACTTACATCAGCCACGAGGCTATTTATAGTACTCCAGTAATTATTGAGGATAAAGTATTTGACAAAGCATATTTGCAAGCAGCGGAGGAGCGCGAGGAGCGCGAGGAAAAGGAGTTAATAGAAGGTGACTATCCTGAGTACCAAGACCCTGCTAACCATTGGGATAGATAATAATAGACGAGGGTTTAAAAGCCCTCGTTTTAATATACAGCAATTATGAAAATGGACTATTGCAATAAGTGCTTAACAGTTACAGCCTGGAAAAGCAAAACAAACAACAAGCCAACATATTCGTATTCATATAAGGAATGCGTTATGTGCAAAACAAAAAAGAAATGAGAACTATTTTTATCACTCACGGAGGGCACAACTTCCAGGAAGAGAATTCAGAAACGGGTAGGATAAGCAAGTGTACCAATTGCGGCATACAAGGCGTACCTACCTCATTAACCACAATTGAACTAACGGAGTTTTATTTGCAAGAGGCAATAGACCAATGTGGTTCGCAAACTTAAAAACAATGGAACAAAAAACAACAGTTAAACGAACAAACAAAGTACAGCAAGTTTTAAACCACTTAAAAGCGCATGGGCAAATTACTTCCATGCATGCAATTAACCTTTATTCGGCTACCAGATTAGCTGCAATTATTTTTGTCTTACGGGAACGAGGACACAATATTGAAACTAAAATGGTAAAAAAATTAGACATAAATGGCTGGCCGTGCCAATATGCACTGTATCTTTATTCAAATAAATAACAGCATTGGAACAGGATAAAATTATAAACTTCCAACCTCAAAAGGGTTACCAATTAAGCGCTTTAAGCAGCTCTGCCGATATTGTAATTGGCGGAGGTGCTGCAGGCGTAGGCAAAACCTTTACACTATTATACGAATACCTTAGGAATAAGGACGTTAACAATTTTGGTGCAGTTATATTTAGACGCACCTCTCCACAAATAAGGGCTCAGGGAGGGCTATGGGACGCGTCAACGGAGTTATATAGTTATGTTTTAGATGCTGAACCTAAGCAAACAACGCTGGAGTGGAATTTTGGTGATACGTCAAAGCTAAAATTTAGCCACTTGGAATATGAAAAAAACATATATGACTGGCAGGGTTCTGAAATACCGTTTATTGGCTTTGATGAATTAACGCACTTTTCACAAAAAATGTTTTTTTATATGCTAACAAGGAATAGGTCTACTTGTGGTGTAAAACCTTATATAAGGGCTACCTGCAACCCTGACCCTGATAGTTGGGTATCTGAACTAATTGAATGGTGGATAGGCGAAGACGGCTTTCCTATACCCGAACGCGAGGGCGTGCTGCGATACTTTGCAAAGGACGGTGACACATTTATTTGGGGCGATACGGAACAGGAATGCGTTGACAAGGCATGGTATTTTTTAAAGCCATTAGTGGAGCGCAGCAACATTGACCCAAAACACTTTGTAAAATCACTTACATTTATTGGTGGTGATATTTATGACAACAAGGCACTGCTAGACACCAACCCTGATTACCTAGCAAATTTAGCATCACAGGATGAACAAACCAGGTTGCAGCTATTAGAAGGAAATTGGAAAGTAGCATTAAACCCACAGGACGTTTATCCATACCTTGCGTTTAAGGACTTTTTTACTAACAAGTGGGTTCCTACAGGACTAAAATGTATTTCAGTAGATGTGGCTATGTCAGGTGCCGACAAATTGATTATAATGTACTTTGACGGCAAGCGCTTGGAGGATATTGCAGTAATACCAAAGTCAAGTGGAAAAGACGTGCTGGACCAAATACAGTTAATGCAAAACAAATATGGTGTACCTAATAGCAAAGTGACGTATGATGCAAATGGAGTAGGTGCATTTATAGGAGGGCAGGACAATGCATTTATACCTGGCTCAGAAGCATTTTTTAATAATGGGCGCATGAACTTTCAAGCTAATGACCCTAGGAAGTTTAAAAATTTAAAGGCGCAGTGCTATTTCTTAGATGGCGAGGACGAGGAACAATACATTTCTGAAAAAGTTGCAAACACCATGTATGACAATAAAATGACAGTTAGGCAAAGGTTTTTATTTGAGCGTAAAGCAATAAAGAAAAAAGCATTAATTGACGAGGAGCCGCTGCAAACAATTAAAAAAGATGAAATGAAAGAGAAGTGGTTAAGTGGCGACAGTCCAGATTTAATGGACGCGTATATGCAAAAGCGCCTATTTTACTTGGATAGGTACGAAAGTTTAGACGTTGATTGGAATTAATTTTGAAGTTTTTTTGAATATTGTTTGGTAGTATTAAAATAAACTGTATCTTTACAGTGTTAAACAATATAAAACATCACAAAATGAATTACTTTATCACATTAGGAAAAAACGCAAAGCAAAACGAAGCAGGACAAATAATCCAAGTGCCACAAGTGTTAAAAGCATTTACCAGTAAGTGGGAAAGAGAAGTTGGAGAAACAATTAATTATGAAGGAGAGCGTTGGTTAGTAATGGCAACGGAATTTGACACAAAGCAAGAGGCTCAAAATTGGGTAACTGAAACTGCAAATTTATACGTGCAAAAAAATTACTGGAATGCGTCAACAAAAATAAAAGCAAATTTTTAAAACATCACAATTATGAAAACTTTCAAAATCACATTAGACACCAAAAGGTATTACGATTCAATTGAAGCTGCTACATTTTCCATAGTGAATCCAAACGGAGGAGAAGTTACAATTAGCAAAATTAGAAAAAACAGATTTCCAAGCAAGCACCAAATATTATTGCACAGGATATTTGACAATGCAAGCAAAAAAATAGAAAACGCTATTACACGCGAAGAAGGACTTATGATTGTTGAAATGGGCAAAATGAGTACTATGAACCCAACTAAGTTTTACAAGTTTTATTCAGAACAAAAAGTGTGGATATAATTAGGTCGCATTAAAATAAATGTTATCTTTACAAAGTAATAATAAAAACATCAGCAGTTTGAAGCATTTCAAAAAAATATATAAGGCAGTGGATTATAAAGGTTGTGATGTACCTTTGTTTGAAGCTGCCTTTCTTCATTTAAACCAAATAAAAATATGAGCAAAAACGACAAGCAAGTAGCAGAATATCACATGCGTGAATTCTTAACTGCAATGGGTCAGGACGTGACGCGTGAAGGGTTGCAGGAAACACCTAAAAGGTACGTCAAGTTTATGGAGGAGTTTTTAAGCCCTCCTAAGTTTAATTTCACAACGTTTGACAGCGAGGGTTATGATGAAATGGTATTAGTAAACAATATACCTTTCTTCTCGTTCTGCGAGCACCATATAGCACCGTTTTTTGGTGTTGGTCATATTGCATATATTCCGGACAAAAAAATAGTAGGTATTAGCAAGTTACCAAGGACATTGGATATGTTTTCGCAGCAGCTACAAAACCAGGAAAGGATTACCGAACAAGTTGCAGCAAAAATAATGGAGGAATTAAACCCACGAGGCGTTGCCGTAGTGCTAAAAGCGCGTCACATGTGTATGGAGATGCGAGGTGTAAAAAAACATGACACATGGACTACGACAAGCAAAATGGTAGGTGCTTTCAAAGAGGACTTAATTTGCAGGAATGAATTTTTAAATTTAATCAAATGAAAATGAATATAGTTGTTAAATTAGAATTAGAGGGTTTGCACCATTGGCCAAATTGTCCATTGCCTGAAGTTGCATATTTAAAGGATTTGCATAGGCATATTTTCCACATAGTTGCCAAAAAGGAAGTAATGCATTCTGACAGAGATGTGGAAATTATAATGTTTAAAAAACTACTAAAAGTATATTTGGTAAAACAATATTGGGATACGGATTATAAGTGCTGCAATTTTAGAACATTAAGTTGTGAAGCTATTGCGGAGGAATTATTAACAACATTTAAACTAACCTTTTGCAGCGTTTTAGAGGATAACGAAAACGGTGCTGAAATAACAAACTAACATGACAGACGATATCAAAAAGCAAATTGATGACATAGCTTTAAACTTGCCAGAATTTGCGTTTAAAAAAATTGACCAACATTTGCTGCTTGAAGAAATCACATCAGGCAAAAACATTAAAACAGCAAAGCTACCTAGGATATACCAAATGGAAACCACGTCACGCTGTAATTTAGCCTGCCCGTTTTGTCCACGCACTACGGATTTGGTTGCAAACGGAGTAAGGGATTTAAAATCCACTATGCCATTTGAGGACTTTGTAAAAGTGTTGGATAAGATGCCTTGGTTAAAGTCACTTGAACTGTTTCACTTTGGTGAACCTTTTATGCAAAAGGATTTTGAAAGGTACGTGCAGGAATGTACTGACAGAGGTATTTATACAGTTGTAGCAAGTAATTTATTACCGGCAACTCCAGCAAAAATAGACAAGGTTTTTGCAGCAGGATTAGACTTTTTAGTAATGGACGTTGACAGCTTAGACCCTGAGAAATACGCATCAATGCGCGTAAACGGTAAGTTGGAGAGGCTGCAACCTATTGTAGAATACATTTTAAACCACCCTGAGCGCCCTTATACAGTTGCGCAAACTATTAACATAGACGGTGTAAAAGAATACACTGAAGAGGAGTTTTTGAAGTGGAGTAATGGTGCAATGCCAGATGAAATACGATATAAATTCCTGGACAGTTTTAGAGGTGAGATAGCACCTGAAAAAGGTACACTAGGACCTGATGATGTTTGCAAGGAAGCATTTTACGGATTTACAGTGCATGTAAACGGAAACGTCGTAGTTTGTGACAGGGATTGGGGGGGTGAGAATGTGATGGGTAATATATTTGAGCAAACAGTTGACGAGATATGGTGGGGAGATAAGTTTCAGGAGTTTAGGCGCCAAATGTTATCTGACGAGAAACCTGACATGTGTAAAAAGTGTCCGGAGGGTCGTTTGTTTAATGCGCGCAGCCAGGACCACATACAGGTAAACATGTTTAAAGGATTAGAAGTTGAATAAATAAAAACCAAACCAAATGAAAATATTTTATATTGCACTTGAAAACATTGAACAGCGTTATACACCAATGATGAATAATGCGCTGTATGATTTAGTTGACAAAGTAATTTACCCGGAATTTAATTATCCTGAGGTAATTGAAACGGGACAATTTTTAGACGTAAACAAAACCATAATTTTTAAGTCCTTGCAGTTGCATGATATTGCTCAACTGTTTTACAAAAACGAGGTTGAAAGTGGTGATGTCTTTTTAGTAGGTGACATATTTTTTCCTGGCATTGAATCCATAAAGTATATGTCTGAACTACAAAATTTAGACGTAAAAATTTATGCATTTAATTACGCAGGCAGGAGTGACAAAACTGACTTTGTTCGCAAGCTAGGCAAGTGGGCTGATTATAGTGAACAAGGTTACCACGAGATATGTGACCGTATATTTGTTGGCAGCGAATTCCACAAACAAAATGTAGTTAGCTACTTTAATATTGACCCTAACAAAGTAATGGTTACCGGTTATATATGGGATAGGAGTTTTGTTGCAAGTATTTACAACGTCAAAACGCCTACGGGTGACCAAGTTATATGGCCACACCGTTTGAGCAAGGAGAAGGGCTTAAATGACTTAATATCCTATGCAGTTTTAAACCCTAAGCAAAAAATAGTTGTAACAAGCTGCGGCAATAAGGTTGACATGCGTTTACCTGACAACGTTGAATACAAATATAATTTGACAAAAGCTGAATATTATGAAGAATTAGCATGGTCCAAATATTACCTAAGTACTGCATACCAGGAAACGTTCGGATACACTTTGCAAGAGGCAATACATTTTGGTTGCGAAATTGCAGTACCAAACAGGGCATGCTATCCTGAAATGGTACCAAGTGAATGTTTATACGACAAAATTGAGGACGTTAAATTTCACAAAGTGCCAAAATACCACACTGAAAAGTGGAACAATAATGCAAAAAATATATTAACCATAATCACTAAAGATGCATATAATAGTCGCAGGTAGTAACACAAATAATTCAGCCGGAATGTGTAAGGAGTTAGGGCTGTTTAAATTACATAGTATTTTAAATGAGAAAAAGGATATTGAGAATTGGGACGACAAGCACTTTTTAATGGTTGACAGCGGTGCTCATAGTTGGAATAAGGCTCACATGCACCACGTTGGAATGAAGGGTAAAACAAAGCTACCTGACCCTAAAGTGTTTTTGGAAACTTACATTAAATTTATTAAAAAGCACGCGCACAAAAAATTGGTGTTTGTGGAGTTTGATGTGTATGGCAATTTACCGTATGATTATATCACTGCAAAGTATAATGAAATAAAAGCAATACCTGGCAACTTTAAAATAATGCGCGTGTACCACCAAATGCTTGACGGAGGGTCATTACGCGTGTTAAAGGAGTGGATAAATGAGGGGCAGGATTATATAGGAGTAGGTGCTGATTGCGCGCCAATATTTGATGACGTGTTCGCACTTACAAAAGATAAAGTAAAACTCCACGGATTTGCAATGACAAAGCTACCTTATATTACCAAATATCCGTTTTGGAGTGTTGACAGCACCTCGCCTTTAAGCACTGTAATTTTTGGTAGGTACAGCAAACCGGTATTTAACTTTAAAGGGCGCGTTGACGTGCATAAAGAAAAGTCAATTGAATGCTTTCACGAGGATACGGAAAGGCTTAGGAACGCACTAATTGAAACAAAAGAAACTGAAGATTATATAACAGCATTATGGAAAAAACGACAAGTAATATGGGAAGAATTGAAGTATTAGACATCAACAGCATTAAGTCAGCAGGCTTTAATGTAAAAAACAAAATTGGCGAACACTTACAAAGCAAGCATGTCAGTTTAATTAAGCAGCATGGCCAAATTAAATTAATTGTGGTTGCACATGTTGAAGGCAATACAGTTGTAATAGACGGTGACAAGTATTTAGAAACGTGTAAGGAAGCAGGGTTGTCAAGCGTAAATTGCAAGTCCTTAGGGCATATCACACCTGAAGCTGCAATTATATATAGGTTGTTTTTAAACTACCACGAGCAGCGCTTAGACTACATAGGCGTCGCTGAAGCCATGCAGCCATTAAAAGGAAATAAAACGGATAGTGAACGCATAAGTATACGCACAGGCATACCGTTTAAGGATATTGAAAGGTTTTGTGACTTAATTGATTTTGATTGGAGCCAATACCTAAAGCTAGACGACAACAATGCACAAATAGACATGTTCCAAGGTTTATAATTTTTTTTGAAGTTTTTTTGTTTTATGTTTGGCAGTATTAAAATATTGTATATCTTTACAGTGTAATAATAAATTAACTTAAAATTAAAACATCATGAAAAATTTAACAGCAGACGATTTAAAAAGATTATGGTTATTAGCTGATACCAGAGCAGAAGAATGCAATGAGGGCAGCAAAACAAAAAAAATATACTCAGAATTATCTGACAAAGTTTGGAACGAATTACAACTAAAAAACAAATAAACATCATGAACACGACAAGCAAATTATTAGAAAAATTATTCGGTCAAGGAAAAAACGCATTTCACAACATGAAAAAATTAGGTGTTAAATCCTATGCTGTTGACAATAACGGTCAAGCCCGATTATTTATGTTAAACGGTAAAACAGTTTTTGCAAATACCGTTAATGGTGAATTAAAACGAAACTAAACTAACAACGGGCCGCTTCTGGTGGCCCTTTAAAACTTCTTATTAACTTTCTAAATTCAAATTAAATGAAAAAACTATTAGCAGTATTAATCCTATTACCAACCTTATTAGGTTGCAGCATTTTAAAATCAATTAACTATGTAACCGTTTGCGCTGAACCGGGTACTATTGTTGAAATATCTAGATACGGTAAGTATAAGGCAAACAACAAAGCAGTGACAAAAAAAGTGGCTGATAGTTTATGTTTAAATATTGCATTTAAGCAATACAAAAACAGACAGTAATGGCATTCAAAAGCAGCAAATTATTCAGCGGGTATTCCGTAGCATTAAGGCAACATAAGGCACAGCATAGCCACTGCCAATTATTGCACGGATACGCGCTTGAATTTTACATTGAATTTGAACCAATACCAAAATTTGAAAAAAACGCATCTGAACCGTCTGGTTGGGAAGAGATGCCAGGTGAATTAGACGAAATGAATTGGGTAGTTGATTTTGGAGGTTTTAAGCGTAATGGCTTAAAGGAGTGGATGGACAGCATGTTTGACCATACTGTTTTAATTGAGAAAGATGACCCTTATTTGGACTACTTTTTAGGAATGAATGGTGAGGGTATTGCAAAAGTAATTCCGTTGGATATGATGGGCGCTGAAGCACTTGCAAAACTTGTCTACGATAAATTTAATGACGTATTAAGTAAAACAGATGGCGGGCGCTGTCGTGTTATTAAAGTTGAATGCCGCGAAAACAAAAATAATAAAGGAATTTATACAAGATGAAAACACTAAAAGCACCAAACGAGGTGATATTGTCAATTTGGGAAACTGAACTCAAATTAAGGAATAAAAACAACGAAATCCAATGCGTGGTTAATGTAGGTACTACAATTGACGTTGGTGACGTTATTATAGGAGGTATGATGGACGGAGGTGTTAGTACTTACGAAGTTTTAGAAATAGTGGAAACGCGTCCTGCTGCATTAAGTAACAAAACACTTTACAAACTAAAAACCCATTGGGCTAAAAAAGCAAACTAATGAAGCAGCAATTAATAGTCGCAGAAAAGTTTTACAGTATACAAGGCGAGGGCGTTACCTCAGGAATTCCTGCTGTATTTTTACGCCTAAGCGCGTGTAATTTATTATGCAAATCAGAGCATTGGATATGTGATTCGATAGCAAGCTGGCAGCCTAAGGGTACAAAAACGCCTTATGACGAGGTATTAACCGGTGAGCTTTTGGAGCAGCTACAAAAAGGCGCGCACTTAGTTATCACAGGAGGTGAACCTTTATTGCAACAAAAGCATATTGTGAAATACATAACTTGGTTTTTAGTTAAACATGGATTTAAACCAATTATTGAAATTGAAACCAATGGTACGCTGCTACCAAACGAGCATTTAATAGGATACGTGGATTATTGGAATTGCTCGCCTAAATTAGCAAACAGTGGTGAAACGCATAAAAGGCGCGTGAACAAAATTGCTATACGGGAACTAAACAAGCATAACACCATATTCAAGTTTGTTATAACTGAAAAAACTGACTTTCTTAATATTTTACAGGACTATGACATTATTGATATGAAAAAATTAGTGCTGATGCCTGGTGGAGATACGCGTTTTAAGTTAGCAAAAACCAGACCAATTGTAGCTGAACTATGTAAGGAAATGGGACTCCGTTACAGTGACAGGTTGCAAGTTGTAATATGGAATGAATCTTTAGGAGTATAATTTGGCGCATGTTTATAAAAGCGTTATATTTACATTGTAATAATAAAAACCAATAGTTATATGAGTAATTTAAGCACAGACGTCGTTGACGTCAAAAAGCCCGCAATGTCTATTTTTAACGACATGGAGTCGTTTGCAAACGGACAGCGCATGGCGCAGGTATTGACGCAAAGCAATATCGTACCACAGGGCTATCAAAACAACTTACCAAATGTAATGGTAGCGTTGGAATTAGCAAACCGGGTTGGCGTCAGTCCAATTATGGTAATGCAAAATTTAGATATTATTAAAGGAAAGCCAAGTTGGTCAAGTACTTTTATAATTGCAGTTTTAAACAGTTGCGGTCGTTTTTCACAATTACGTTTTAAATTTGAAGGCACAAAAGGCACACCAGAATACGGTTGTATTGCATGGGCTACGGATTTAAAAACAGGTGAAACACTTGAAAGTCCAATAGTTGATTGGAAAATGGTACACGCTGAAGGGTGGGTAAACAAAACAGGAAGCAAGTGGAAAACCATGCCTGATTTAATGTTTCATTACCGTGCCGCAAGTTTCTTTGGTCGCATTTATGCATCAGATATATTAAAAGGAATGCAAAGCGCTGACGAGGTGTTAGACGTTGCCAATACAGCAATTGAAGTTGAAGTAACTGACGAGGAGTTGGAGCGTATAAAAACATTTATTGCAAAAGCTGAAACAGTTAAAAAGCTAGACCAAATAAAGTCACAAATTGGTAATTCCAAATACGAGGAGCTCCTGGATTATTTTGAGGAACGTGAAAAGGAAATCATATTTGATGCTGAAGTAAACGAACCTATTATTGTTGAGGGGCAAAGTGAAACTATCCAATTCCCTAAAAACAATTAATTATGGCTAATATATTTGACGAATATAAATTTAGATGCAGTTCACTAGGTAAAATCATGCCTGGTGTACCAAAGCCCTTAACAGCAAACCAACAATCAACTTTTGATAAATTGCAGTTAATTAGAGATGGAGTAGGCGAACGCTTAACACCTAAGCAAATGGAATTAATGAATAAGCTAGGTGAGCAGTTTGCAAAGGACGAAAAACCCTTAACGGATAAGCAGGTTATTACTTATAATGAATTAATGCTTAAGGCACAAACTCCGGTTAGTTTATCGGATTCACAAATTATTTTATATGGTGATTTATTAGCGCGTAAAACTGCAAAGCCAATATTGACTTCTGGAGTAAAAAAGTATTTAACCAAATTAGTTTGGGAACATTTAAGCAACCGTTCCACGTACTTACAAAACAAGTATTTAACTAAAGGTAATGTCGTAGAGGAAAAAAGTATGACAGCTTATGCAAACCAAAAGGATAGTTTAATACTTAAAAACCAGGATACAAAAGAAAACGATTATATTTCCGGTACATGTGATATAGCACGTTATAAAATTAGGGATATAAAATCAAGCTGGAATTGGCAAACATTTCCACTGACCGAGGATACTATTCCAACAAGTGATTATGAATGGCAATTAGACGGTTATATGTGGTTGTGGCAGTTGCAGCGTGGTGAATTAATTTACTGTTTAGTTGACACGCCTTTTGACTTAGTTGATGACGAGGTACGCAAATTGGATTGGAAGTATAAAATAATGTCTATTGGAGGTGAGGTAAAGGAGGAGTGCATAGACCTTGTTGTAGAAGTAGTTAGTGGGCTCATTTACACGTTTAAAGGACTGGAGGAGTATTGCGCACAAAGCACGCAAATAAATTTAGAATGGTTCGTAGGGCGTTTTAAAGAGGTGCCTGAAGAAATACGCGTAAAAGTGTTTCAGCACAATATGGAAGAGGAGCGTATTGACCAACTAAAAATAATGATTGAATTAGCGCGTGAATACATGAACAAAATTGTAGATGAAATTGGCGACAACGCCTTTATACTACATGAAGCAGTATTAAAATAATGGCACAAAAATACACCAAATTATATTACGCGGCTTTTGACATACCGTTGCACCAAGACAGTTTTGTACCAAGCGAACTGTCTGGCGCACGGGCTGTTGACATACACCATATTTGCACGCGTGAACACAGGATTGAAAACTTAATGGCATTAACGCGTCAGGAGCATATGGACGTGGGTGAGGTCAAGCGTGTTACATGGAAGCTATTGCGCACTCACAGGAGTTTTTTAATTGATAAGGGTGTACCTTTTGATGATGCTTGGTTTCAAGAAAAGTTAAATGAATATAATCCATTTGCAAAGCAAAATGAAATATAAAATTGACATAAAACCGTTCAGCATTAATGGCGCATATAGGGGCAAAATCACAAAAACATTTAAGCTCAAACAGTATGAACGCGATTTAGCTTTTTTGCTACCAAGTAAAAAAATAGACTTTAAAGGCGAGGAGTTAATGTTGGAAATTATTTTAGGCTTTAGCAGCAAGGGAAGTGATATTGACAACCCTCAAAAACCAATAATGGATGCCTTAGCAAAAAAATACAATTACAATGACAACCAAATATATAGGTTAGTCCTTACAAAACTAATTGTACCTAAGGGTCAGGAATACTTTGAATTTAATTTAACAATAATATGATATTTAAAAAGCCAAACTTCAGGCATGATGTTATTATTACACCGCAGTAGGTTAGGCTTCCTGCTGCTTTTTTTAACCAAAAAAAATATAAAATATGGATAATAAATTAGTTAACACCGACTTAAATTTACGGAGGATATTTAATGTAGTAGAATTCGTAAGTAACATTGATATAGGCGAAAAAACGAGGAAGCGCGTTACAGTGTATAACAAATGGATATTTTACAAATTAGCAAAAAAATACACGGATTTTAGTTTAGTAACAATTGGCGGGTTTTGTCAAGTTGACCATGTTTCAGTGCTGCATGGATTAAAGGAGTTTGAAAACGAGCATATTTATAAGCACTTAAAAGACAACTACCTTAAATGCGTTACGATAATTGAAATGATAAGCGATAGGAACTTCGTTTATCCCGCTGAAGCTATTGTTTTTAACCGTCGTAGGCCAACTATTGCAAAAATAATAACGGACGTGGAGACCGTGCTAAATGAATACGAGGCTGAAATGGCATTTTATAAGCATAACTTTTATGAGGATTATCCAAATTTATATAGGCTAATGACTGAGGCTAAGCCTGAGAAATTAAAGGAGTTTGATAATTTTAATGCAAGACATTTTTTAAAAACAATTATAACACCTAACAAGGAATGAATAATACGTGGGTAAAACTACATAGGAGTATGATTAATTGGGAGTGGTTTGATGAGGATAACTGTTTGCGGCTTTTAATTTATTTAATTATTTCCGTAAATTATGAAGATAAAAAGTGGCGAGGTAATGTTATAAAAAAGGGTCAAATAGCATGCAGTTTGGCAAAGCTATCCGAGTCAAATAACATGTCGGTACAAACTTTGCGAACAACGCTGAATAGGCTAGAGGATTCGGGAGAGGTAACACTGCAATCAACAAGCAAATTTACTATCATAACCCTAGTTAAATGGGACAAAATGCAACAAACCCAACAAGCAACTAACAAACAACTAACAAACAACCAACAAACAACTAACAAACAATCAACAAAGACTAAAGAAGTAAAGAAAGAAAGAAATAAAGAAAATAAAAAAAATATAACAAAAAAAAGTTTGTTTAATTTCCGGAAAAGTTTAATCCAACTTGGTGTTGAGGAAATTGTCGCAGCTGATTACATGCTGGTCAGAAAAAACAAAAAAGCAACCAACAGTGAAACGGCGTTTAATGCGCTAAAAAAGCAAATGGAATTATCAAACCTATCCAACAATGAAATTATAAAAATTTGCGCTGAAAACAGTTGGTCTGGGTTTAAAAGCCAATGGCTTAAAAATTTAAACAGCAAAAATAACAACCAGGAAATCCCTATAAACCAGCGCTACGGCAAGGACAGCAACTATGACAAACTGTCTGAGCAGCTTAAAAAACTGAATAATTAATTTAAAAAACCAAAAACATGGAAAGAGGTAAAGGTGAAACATTTGCGCAATATAAAGCACGCAGAAAGCTGCAACAAGGTAATATTAAGCGTCATAGACGCGGCAAATGGTTTTTCATAAGTAAGACGTTAAAAGGAAGTCAAACGTTCACGAGAGAGGGTCTAATGAAGTCAAAGGAGGCTGAAAAAGCACAAAGCAATGGATAAAATAAATTTAGACAGCATTTTAAATAGCAAGGAATATCCTAAAAGCCGCGTGCCTATTGAATATGTCACAAAAAGAATGAAGGAATTAGGTTATGTTTTTAGTAAGGAAAATAAAGATATTGCGCTTTTGGTAGTTTGGTATTTTTTGCGTGACCCACTTTTTTTAGAAAGCAAATTAGTAAAAAACGGAAACTCCTTTGGTAAGGGATTAATAATTTACGGCACGTATGGAATAGGTAAAAGCATGCTATTTGAAACGCTTCATAAAATAGGCAAGGAATTAATTTTAGAAAGAGGAATATCCGACTTATGGTTTGTAACATGTTCAGCCGCTGCTTATGTGGAGGATTATATGCAGCATGACGGTACGCGCTTAGGCATTAAGGAAATGTATAAAGGCAAACTATATATAGACGATTTAGGCTTTGAAAAAAAAGTATACAATAAAACGGAATTACTTTCGGATATACTGTTTGAACGCAACCGCGCAAAAACTATGACGTTTGTCACTACCAACTTAACACCACACGAGGTGTTTGAACGCTATGGGCAAAGGATAGCGGATAGGATACCTGAAATGTTTAATGTTATACAGTGGGAGGGTGAAAGTTTACGTAAATTTTAAAAAAAAACATTTTATTATTTGGTAGTATTAAAATAAAGTATATCTTTACAGAGTAATAATAATTTAAAATCAAACATCATGAACAATCAAAAATTAATTCAAGTTTTACAAAATCATTATGATAATGGTAAAATCAGTAGCAACCAATTTATTCAAGCGATTAAAGATTTAAACAGCGACTCAGTTATTCAAGCGATTAAAAATTAAACATCATGAAACAAACAAAAAAACAAGCAGCGGCTGAACGGGTTAGAAACCTTATCGCTCAAATGGAACAAAACACATTTCTATTTCCTAAAGGGTGGTCCGACACTATACAAATGACGCATTTTGAATGGGCTTACCGAGCGTATCATGCAGGGCATGTCGGAGATGCGCGCTACCACAATGTAGAAATTTTTCTTTTAGGTAAAAAGATAATGGAAATTGCTTTTCGAGGTAATAAAATAGAGGTGCAGCAAGATTTATCACAAAAAGCTGTTACCATTGATGAAGTAGAATATTATATTACGGAAATTTACAATGAAATGCACACCTTTAAAAACCATGCTTCTGGAGTTCGTGAAATAAGAAAAAAACTTGTTGACAAGCTGCAAAGTATTAAGCAGTTAAATAACGAGGTGCAGGATTTGAAACAGCAAATTTGTCATTCAAAACAACATAAACATCATGGATAAAAACAAAGCAGAGGAGTATGGTAAGCGTGTGGTCGTATCGCGTTGTAAGGTTCGAGTCCTTGCCTCCTCCCTAATATTAAATTGATAAAAAATGAGTAGAAACAAATACAAAACGCATGCCAAAAAAACGGAGAAGCAAGGCGATGATAGTTTTGCAGCCAAAGCAGCATTTTTCTCCTTAGTAGGTTTAGTCTTAATAATTGTATTTTTAAAATTCAGAGAAATGAGCCCCGAACACCAACTTACAGCAACCGTTATCATTATCGCATGCAGTTTGGCTGCATTTATATATATTAAACTTAAAAACCCTTTAGAATGAAGAAACCAATTAAAAAGCATTAACAGCAAAAACAGAGGCATGATAACAGTAATTGACAGCGACACGCAATTAACAATTGGCCTAGTAGTTTGCATGCTGGTAATATTAGTAGGCTATTATATTAAAAGCATATTAAAAAAATGAGAATGCAAATAACAACCAAGGAAGTCCATAAGAATGGGCGTGTGGACGTAATCACACCAGAACAGGAAATTGACTGTTGGACAGTAGGACACGCAACTGAAGTAATATTCCAACTATTGGATACTATCGCAGTACTAAAAAAATTTATAGACGACAAGGAAGCGCTAAAAACAAAAACAAAATGAAAAAAATATTTATATTATTATTACCTATTACATGTTTGTTAGGATGTGATACCGATGATTCATATTCTACTAGATGCGAGGAGTTATTGAATCACTTCAGGATGGAAGTTCTTTACACGGAACTCACATATGACCAAGCTATAGATAGCGCTATAATTCGCGAGATATATGAAGATTATTATGACGCTGGTACAGACCATGGGTGCGTAGTTAGGGATAAGTATACTGAACTTAATTTTTTAAGATAATAAATGTATAAAAACTAAAACACAAAAATATGGCAATAAAAGTAAAGGCAGACGGAGAACCAAACGTTTGGATAATATTTGACGACAAGGATAATTGGTTAGCAAAGGTACAGTTTAATGGTGAAGTAACAGTGCCAACGCAACAAGAGCTCTTAAATGTAGTTATACAGGCATTAATTTAAAAAACACCAATCTAGTGCAAGGCAAGCAGCCTAAACCTGATAACAAATAAAGTATTATATTAAAAAGGAATTACGATACTATGGAACTACTACCTAAAGAAATAGCAAAGGACTTTAAAAGCAAAAGACAAATACTATTTATTCAAGAATACGTAAAAGACCGTAATGGTACACAGGCAGCAATAAGGGCAGGATATACTAAAAAAAATGCAAAAGTGTCAGCGTCACAACTGCTAACGAAGCCTAACATACAAAAGGGTATTAACTACCTTTATGAGCAAATTAGGATTAGAAATGAGGTGGGAATTGATGAAGTCATAGCTGTCTTAGCGTCACAATTACGGTTTGATATTGCGGAGTTGTTTGATGAGAATGACAATTTAAAAAGCGTTCATGACATACCTTTGCACATGCGTAATAGTATAGAAGAGATAACGGTAAACGAGATATGGGAACATGACAGGGACGGCAATAGGATACAAACGGGCGTCACTAAAAAGATTAAAACAGCAAGCAGGCAAGGTGCTGCTAAAATGTTATTGCAGCACTTAGGCGCGTTCGCAAAGCATAACAAGCAAAAGCGTACTCAGGTAGCAGTTTTTAACATGCCTGACAATAATAGGGTAATAAATGTAAAAGAAAATGAAGAAAATTAAAAAAAAATTATCCTAGTGTTTACGGAGCCTGAGTCAGCATTATACACGCGATAGACAAAAAAGATTTGAATTATTTTTAGATAATGTTTGGCAGTTAGTAAGATAAGTTATATATTTACAGTGTTAAACAGTAATAAAAGTTCTTAAACATATTGAAACAACAAAGCAAGTAAACTGGTAACGATTGGCGTCTGACCTCAACACTATCTTATAACTTGCTTTTTTAAATAACAGTTGAATTGGTAACGATGGGCGTCTGACCTCCACACTATCTCAGGAACTGTAAATTAAAAACCCTGGACAAACTTTGTATTTGGCAGTAACATTTAAAACAAACTTGGTGGAAACCTCTTCGGAGATAAAACAATTCCAATGGAAACAACAAAATGTGAATAGCTGAATGTTTGGAAACAAATTTACGAAAGGAGCAAATTAGGAAAGTTGCAAGATGCAGCAAGTACGACGCTAGGGTTTTTTTTTTAAATATATAATTTTAGCAATAGTAAGTAAGTGGTTATTCGGAATAGCACCACGTAAAACTATACACCGAGGAAAAAAGTAGGCTATATTGCAAAATTACAATTTAAAAAGTGCGCTGAATTATTTGTTATTACAGTAAGGAAAGTAGGATAATTTTTTTAGGAAAATTTTAAGGTAGCGTTATTAGAGTTACAACGTTAAAAGGTCGTTCCTTTTTAGGCTCATGCACCATTATAAGTCTTATAAGTACTGAATTATTAACTATACAGTAGGCGCGCTTTTTTACAAACTTAAAAAAGTGCAACGGAGTTGATGCGCTTTGGTTATAACTGCAATGTAAAGACATTATAAGTTTCAAGCTAATGGACAAACAGTCCTACACCTTAGGGTTTATGTTAGTGTTCCTTATAAGCAGCCAAAGAGAAGTAAATGACTAATTACCATTTGCAGCATTTAAACAAGTACGAAGTCGGCCACTTCACGATTATAGCACGGAAATATAGGCCAATGCATTCCCCAGATTAATAGCAGTTAAGGCTCACTTTAAATAGTGGGCTTTTTCTGTTTAGGAAAGTTTTCAAGAAAATGTTTGGTAGTTGTAAAGATAGTTCGTAATTTTATTGTTGGTGCTCTGCTCTGAAATTTGCATGCTCCATTATTACTATATATATATAGTGTAAAAATTAATTTGCTTTTTTTCATAAATAAATTTGGCAGTATTAAAATAATTGCTATCTTTACAGTGTTGCAATATTGCAGCTATAATTTAAACATCACGCATCATGAAAACATCAGCACAAATTGTTCAAGATTTAAAATCAGAATTAGACAACTCCATTAACCATTTGCAAAAAGACATTTCGCATCATATGGAGAGATTAAACAGCAACTTTTTATTCAACGCCAAATGGGTGTTTGAGGATACGCTAAAAAGCAACCTTAAATTAAAGGAATTAAGTTTGTTATTGGAAACACTACACCAAGAGGATATTACAAAGTCCAACGGAGAGGTTTTAAAGGGTACAGACCAGAACAGACTACTTTGGTTCAGACAAGCTGTAAAACACTTAGAAGCGTTTACCTCTAAAAGCCACAACGTAATGAGCAGCTCAACCTGTTCAGTTACTAACTTACAAACCACATTGACATTTATGGTTAAGTTAGAGGTTCAAGAGGAAATGAATCACTTACTAAATTTTTACTCATAATGTATGTCAAAAACGACAAGGTTAGTTATACAATTTCCGAACTAAACGGAGGCGGGGAGTGGGTTCAAGTGCAATACCAAGGAACTATTTCCCGCATAATCCAAGCGCCAAACGGGCTACAAATAATGGAAACTAACCACGGGCATAAACTGCATATAAGGAACTCAAAACTAAACAACGATGACAAATCCATATAAAACTAGGTGTTCGTGCTGTTCAGCGCATGTATCGTTAACAGCGCGCGACTTACCAGGCAATAACGATAGTGAAGGTAATTTGTGTGAATGCTGCTACGGTGAGCATGAATTGCAAGCATGGCTGGAGATGCATAACATGTTTGATTTAATTGCAAAAGCAATAAGGAGCCCTATAAGCGCTTTAAAATGGCAATACAGCTCAGACGCTGCAAAATGGTATCACTGCCAACAGTTAATGCGGAGAGGTGTAATAAAGTGGCAAATATCATAAAACAAAATTATGAAAATTAAATTAGTAGAGGAAACAGAAGAAACTATTAGAAAAAGGAACAATGAAAGACTTGTTTTAGAAAGTATGGAATTGCACGAAATGATTGACATAGGTGATAGGTTTAATAGCTATAAGGTTATGCGTGTCCATGGTGGTTGGCTATACACATATCACAGATTAGACAAAAGTATAATGACAACAACATTTGTTCCTTTTAATCAAAATGGTTAGTAGTTATGAAAGAATTACAAAAATTAAAAGAGGAAGTAAAAGAAGCAAGGCAATTAATGGTTTGGCATAGACCTAATAAAGATGCGATAGGTACAATGTATTACTATTGGGAAGAAAAAAAAGACAATGCTTTGCGTAAAATAAATGAGTTAAGAAATTAAACTAAACAAATAGAACAATGAAACTAACAGAAAAGTGTAAAAAGGATTTTGAGAAGTGGTATTTTAAACATCATGTAACAACAACTAAAAAGTTTAAAGATTTATACCCACATGAGTATCATGAAATATATGATTGGTTTTATGGTATTGATTTGTCTTTTCAATACGGAGTGTATGTAGACTTCTTTGATAGTGTTGGAATTATAATTGATATTCAACCTTTATTAGATTATGATGATAAACAATATACTAATATTTATAGTGTTTATGGAAATATAATTAAGTTAAATTTTCCACAAGAAGAGAATTATAACAGAAACCCTTTTGAATGCAAAACACGCCAAGAAGCAAGAACAAAAGCAATAGAAAAAGCTGATGAAATATTTAATTCACTAAACAAATAGAACAATGACACAACTAACATTTGAACAGTATTTATGTGAAAGATTTAATTGTATTAGGTCAGTATTACAAAATGAGATAACTAAAAATCCAACTAAAGTAATTTCTTATGGAACTGACTATGCGAATAATAATTTTGAACACCGGGTAAATGAGATAAGTGATGAAGCTATTGAAAAAGGGTTAGATGCACATAAAGAATCTGAAATGAAGTATAGTTATGATATGGAAAAAAGACAAGAGGGTGCGAAATGGTTTAAAGAACAACTAATAAAAAATAAGCATAATGGCTGAATTAAAACTACAAGGTCCTAAGATGCATTCTGACATAACTAAAAAATTAAACAGCATAAACAAGCCACAAACATACCTCCACAACAAATTAAGCATATCGCGTTCAACGCTGTGGCGCTTAAATGTAGGTAGGCCAATAACGCTTGAAACCTTTATGCTGCTACTAGGTTGGTTGGATGCGCCTGCTGACAAATATATAAACAGCGGGAGGACAAATGGGAGGACAATATATGTTACGGAAACAAGCAACCAGGAATTAAAGGAGCGATGGGGTGTTCCATGCTATTACAAAAGCAAAGTATATATCAGATGCAATGCCGCAAAAATAATTAATTGGGATAAAGCCGTTGTTTACGGTGCTTTAGAACTGCTAACCAAAAATAATGTGGAAATAATTTAAAAAAAGCCTTGGCAGTGTAAAAATGTTTTATATCTTTACAGTGTAATAATAACTAAAAATATATAAAATTATGTCAACAACAACAAAAAATCAAGCAGCAAAGTCAGGAAACAGTGTAGAAGCAGTAATGGCAACTACCAACGCTGACAGCAAAAACATCGCAACGGTTGAAGCTCAACTATATGATGTAGTAAAAATGAAAATGAGAAGTCCTAAAACGGGATTTAGAGCAGCACAAAATTCTTTTGGTATTTGGAAAGCAGAAGGAGGTGACTGTTTAGGAGTTGTAGGAAAAGGTACTATACCAACGCAACCAAAATTTTTATTAAGCGCAGTATTAAACACCGCACTCCAAACACCAGGAGTATTTGACTTGTCAACTTTAAAGTTTAGAGAACGTAATGGTGGCAGCCGAATTGAATTTAGTGTAAAAATGGCTCCAATAGTTGTGCCTACAAAACTAAAAGTGGACGACGTTACGGAAGTGGAATTATTATTTTCAACGTCATACAACAATGAGCAAGCAAACAGGATTGAAATGTTAACCACTAGATGTGTTTGCGACAACCAAATGGTAATGAAATTCCGCTCCTCTTCCTTAACAGTTAAAAACACAAAAAACTCCGAAGGGCAAATTGAAAAGTACTTTTACGATATTGCTAAAATATTAGACGAGGTGGATGTGGTAACAGAGGAGATGATAAAGTTAGCAGGTACAAAAGTAAACGACAATGATATTGAGCGCTTAATTTGCAAAACATTTGAATTGCATACCAACGTTGAAGACCGTAAAAGTAGAGAAATCAACAGACACATAAGCATAATGGAAAGCGTTAATTTAGAAATTGAGCGCACAGGAAAAACAGCGTTTGGATTGATGCAAGGAATAACGCACTACATTAACCATGTAGTAGGCGCAGACAAAGACGCTGACTATTGCGTTACAGGAAACGGTAATAAGTGGGCGCAGCGCATGCAAAAACACCTTATGCCAATGGTTAAATAGCAACTAACCAAAACAGTATTAAAAGCAGCGTTTCAAAAGCGCTGCTTTTTTTGTTGCATGATATAATAATATTGCATACCTTTACACAAATCAAAATTAATTTATATGAAGCATATTATCGTAATACAAAAAGACAGGCAAGTAGAAACCTATGGCAGTTTAACCGGCGCATGTAAAGCGCACAAGGATTTCCAATACCATTCAATTAAGATGCTGTCGTTTCCTTTTGAACACAAAGGTTGGGTATTCCACAAAACAGACCATAACATAAAAATTGTAAAGTAGTTATACAATATTAGCGCAGCGCTTAATTCAAGCTGAAATTATTGCCCTCAATAAAAGCCTAGCTAGGTTAAGCGCAGCGGCTAATAGAGAAACAAACTTAAAAGCGCATAATATAACACCCACAAAGCAAAACCCTCTTAAAAGGGCTCTTTTAGCAATATGAAATTATTTTTAAATAATATTTGGTAGTTAGTAAAATATGTTATATGTTTACAACGTTGTAACAAAGCAACACCAAAAACATCACATTTTATGTCACTTACTTTTCACACACCAACGTCACATTTAGCAGAAGGCTACAAATCATGGGAGTCGCAAACAAACTACGAAGGCAATCAGTCCGTAGGCGTGTTCCGTTTACCAAATGTATACGCTGATTATTTTTTATATGAAGCTCCAGAATTCCAAGTTTGCGCAGCAGGCGAAAAAGTGTTTCGCTTTGAAACTGAAAAAGCGCGCATCGCACAAATAAGTCCTTTAATCAAAATTAACATGACAACGGGCGCACTGCATTTTTTAAATCCTGATTTAATTATGGAGGACGAGATAGTGTTTGAAGGCCGCAGTGTAAAACCATTATTTATTAACATAAACAGCAACCAAAAATGAATCGCGAGGAAATTTTAGAATATATCCAATATCGTGCCAGCGGCATCGGACAAGCAAAGGACTACACCTATAAAAAGTTTTACGAGGAGATGCTCGCATTGCACGCGATAGAGACCGAGGTGTATACGCCTGAAGCAATAAATGAAGCACTTAGCCTTTTTAATGGGTATTGGGCTAACGATTACACTGTTTGTGACGAGATAGCATACAAATATAAGTATAACAAAAAACGGTTCACGAGCGCTGTTTATAAGCGTGCAAAGGAAGTGGAAGCGCTGCAAAAAATAAAAAGCAAAAAAAATTAATAATTTGCTTGGTAGTATTAAAATAAACATTATCTTTACAGTGTAATAATATTTTAACCCTTAATTTTTACATCATGGATTCACATTTAGATATTGGAAATAACCCAAACAGTCACTTCGAAAACGACTATGTAATTGTAAACTTGAACACCGAGGAAATCACTTGGAAGCCTGGAAAGTATACTCCTAAAATGGCAATCCAAATACAATTTTGGTTAGACGTAAGAAATAATGTAAACTCAAAAAACTAAACATCATGACAACTTTAGAAAAAGAATTAGTAGTATTTAGAAAAGAAAAAATAGTAAGGCTAAAAGCATTCAAAGCAGCTATACAAGGCAGCGAAATGGATTTTATGCGCAATGACATCCGCTTCAAAGGCAATATTGTTAAGGAGCGCAAATTAATAATCACACCAAAAATAGGCTTTTTCACATGCACTGCATTAAGGATACTAGGTGAGGAAGCAGAAAAAGCAAGTTTGCAATTTTGGATTGAAAGCGCAGACAATGTACCAACTTTAAAAATAATGTAATATGGCAATTGAAACAATCACACAGGAAGGAAAAGAGGTATTTGAATACCTAAATGTTTTACGGGATAGCGGTGTCACCAACATGTTTGGAGCCGCACCGTATATCCAACGCAAATTTGGAATACAAAAAAATGCAGCGCGCGAACACTTACAAAATTGGATGGTGCATTACAACCCAAAAGGGTATAGTCATTTAACAGTTGTAAACCCTTAGCATATGAAACCCTCAGATGATACAGACGAGCCAGTAGATTGGACCTTACTGCATCAGCAGCGCAAACAAGCAAGGCTTGACAAGTGGCTAAAAGTATTGCCGCAGTTGCACCACATAACCCTAATAAAGCATATTGAAGCAGATTTGTATGTTATACACTTACCTCAATTAGGAAAATGTGATTTTAGTGTAAAGTCAGATAAAATAAAAGTTGTGGTAAAAGATGAAACGCGTGTTAATGCATATAAGTTGATTTTAAACTGCCTGGGTTTATACGAGCTGGAGGGTCAGCTGCTTAAAAAAGACATTTCAGGCTAGGGCACCAGCAATAAAGATATAGACTATTTTTATATTTACCAAATAATTTAAAAGAAAACTTTCCAAGCAAAAGAAAGGCTCACAAATTAATGCAAGCCTTATAACCCTTTTACCATGATATTTTTGCTAAGGATGCTGGTCCTTGCCCTACTGAGCGAAGTAGTCGAAGCAAATATAATAAAAAATATTGGAATTACAGGAAATTTGTTTAGATTTGTAGCTAAACGGCAAAGGACTGCTTTGAAAATTATTATAAGTGTCTAAACAATTCCTAGTAGATAATGTCAATAGTACTGCTTTGGTGGAAGCCCGCAAGCAGGCTAAACAAATAGCCTATCTAACACAATCATCCATACAACAAGAAATTACCGCTGCATACCTAAACCAATGGGCTGAACGCAATTTTGTAGGTACGGATTATTTTTTAAATTGGGTAAAAGCTGTTTTACGAACTGAAAATTTCCTACACTTTTATAAGTACTTTAGGCATCCTATTGCAAGTTCAGCAGTTATAAACAACAAAATTTTGCCAGCATTGGAACGCGTTTTTTTTGCTGATGACAGTTACTTTAGGTACAATATTGGTAATGAAGAGGTAACAAGTGTAGAGGAACTAGGCAGTCCTGAGTTTGATGAAGTAGTATTTGAAGCAGTTATATTTAGGCATAATGACATATTTTGGTATGACTACGAGGATATAAACAAGCCTATACGCAAACTAATTGATATTGAAAATGTATACGCAATTGATTGTGGTAGGAATGACATTTACCAAATTGCTATTAAGGGCGTGCATGAGGGCAAAGCAGTAATAATTTATGCAAACCAAACGGAGTATATTATTTATAATTACGCTTTTGAACCTTTAGCAGTTATACCACACGATTTAGGATTATGCCCGGCTGACTTTGTTAGCAAAGACCCGTTAAATTCCAAAAAAAATAATGTAGTAAGGAAAAGTTTATTTTCATATTCAATTGAAAAGCTAGAGGAGTACGTATTCCTAAAAACATTGCAGCGCATGACAGAGGCAAATGGCGCCATTCCAATTACTACGGAAATAAAATCTGACAAAAAGAAAACAGAAGGTGAGCAAGCAAAAGCGCTACCCGCTGAGCCAATGTCTACCGCACTTATAAAAGGTCACAATGGCGAGATAGCCGGCAACGTTTTAGGACAGCAAAGCGACAACGTATTAATGGCTGGAACGCGTATTAAAATACCACCTATTAGGAAGCAAGACGGTTCATATGATATGGACGCAATTAAGCATTTCGTCAACTTTTTTTACACGCCAATTGAAGCGTTGGAATACCTAAATTCACGCGTTGAAAACATTGAAAAGGATTTAATGATTGACTTAATTGGTGATTATAGCGAAGACAATGAAGCAGCAAAAAACGTTTTACAAGTAAGTAAAGGATTTAAAAGCAAGCAAGACAAGTTACGGAAGCAGTCAGAATTGATGTCGTGGTTGCGCACGCGCTCGGATAAAAAAATGCTGCTTATGCTATTAGCCAACCAAAATATAACAGTAGAAGGCACGTACGGAACTGATTTCTTTTTGGAAAGCCAACAGGAATTGTATAAAATGTTTGCTGAAAGTCCAAATGCAATTGAGCGCAAAAGCATATTAATTAGGTTAGTAAGGAACAGGAATAAGGACAATATTAAGCGAGGGGAGAAGGACGAATTAATGTATAAATTATTGCCTTTTGCAAGCGATATTGACTTTGACAAAGCATTAGAATATAACAAAGTAGGAGATATAACTTTTCAAATGCAAACAAGGATGGACTATTATTTGTCTATTTTTGAAAGCAGGTACGGTGATATTTGTTACTTTTACAACATGTTAGAAAGTGAAGAAAGCGTAAGGTTAGTAACCATTTCTAATTTATTAATTAACATAATAAAAGAATATTATGAAAAACCAGAAATCCCAGAAGGCAGTGTTACACCTGAGAGTGTATAGTCCTTATGGCTCACAAAGGACTGTGGCACGCAATAATGCAGGCGCGGTTCTCAATGAAAATCAAATCATTAAGTTAGAGCATGACACGTTAGAATACCTAAATTTCCTTAAGCATGTGAAATATTTAGGATACGTGGAAATTACTGTTGAAAAAGCTACAAGACGCAAAAAGAAGGGCGGTTATGCTGACATTGAAACAAGTTTAAAGGACTATCAATTTGAAGTAGACAAGCACTTTTTAGGCCCTGATGAGGCAGCGTTAAGGTTAAAGCAAACGACAGCAGATGAAAAAACAAAAACGTCAACAACACCTCAAACAAAAAACGACAGCGAAGGAGAAGTTGCAGCAGCAGCGCCACAAGTTGAGGCAGCAGAAGATGAGGAAAGTGCTGTAATTGATTACGACAAAATGTCAATAGTTGAATTAAAAAAGCTATATTACGACACAGCAGGTAGACCAGCGCATGGCACGTGGAATACTAAGGCAAAGTTAATTGCCAAAATAAAAGAAAAAACAAACGAATAAAATCATAAAGGACTATGGAATTATCAAGTGAATTTATAGAGGCGCAAGGATTAAGCGCTGAACAAGTGACAGCAATCACAGGTTTTGGCTCAGAAACTATTGCAACATTGAAGCAGGAGTGGGATACCAAAGCAAATGACAACGCTGAAAAAATTATAGGAGGCGCAATAACGCATTTCCAAACTGAAAACAAAATTGAAGTACCACGTAACCAAGGTGAAAAGTACGGTGACTATATGAAGCGCGCAGCAGGAGTTATGCTCCAAGCAAAGGCAGACGAATTAGCTGCATTAAAGGACGAATACACTAACAAGGTAAAAGGCTTTACAGGTGGTGCGGATTTGAAAGCACAAATTGAAACATTAACAAAGGAGAAGGATACGCTGCTTCAAAAATATGCTGATTTTGATACCATTTCAGAAAAAGCACAAAAATACGATAGCACTGCAAAGGAATTATCAAGCGCCAAAATACAAATAGCATTTGGTAATATTAAACCTAAATTTCCTGACAATGTAAACAAGTATGAAGCTGATGCAAAGTGGGCAATATTCAAAAACGATGTTTTGGATAAGTTTACAATTGAATTAGTAGATGGCAAAGCAGTTGCAGTGGATAAGGAAAATCCACACAACATTAAGCAGTTAGATGATTTATTAGCTGCTGATGCACAAATAACTGAATTGGCAAAAGGACGCCAACAGCCAGGCACAGGAGTAACGGTTGATGGTGATATGGTAACATATAAAGGAGTACCATTTGAGGTTCCTGAAAAAGCAACAACAAAAGAAGTAAGTATATTAATTAAGGACTATTTGGCTAAAAAAGGAGTTGATTCAACCAACCCTAATTACGCTAATGAATTCGCAAAATTAAACAAAGCTATTCTGAAGCGAGAGACCGCAACAGCATAAACAAAGGAAGCAGGAAAGACCTTGTAATTATTAACAATTAATTTTTAAAACTATGGCATTATTAGATGCAACAGATTGGAATGACATCCAGATGACAGACGCAACAAACGACAAGCGTTTTTCTGAATTAGGTATGTCAAACGCTGTAAAGAAATCAACACCGTTTGTGGACTATGTTTCACCTTCGGCAAAGTTGGCTTTACAAGAGGCGTCAAGTCTGAGAGCAGTTCAAATACCAGTTTTAAAGGACCAAACAGTTTCAGTGGTACAAACGCCAGGGTTTAATTTTATCCCTAGCAATTTACCTGAATCAGCACAATATTCATTTACTGCGGTTGACATTTTCACAGGATTTAGACATTATCCTGCGCAATTTGCTAACAACACAATGGATTCTGATTGGACAAAACAGCAAGTAATGAAAAACGTTGCCTTTGCTGCTGGAAACACTGTTGAAAGTCTTTTAACAACGACTATGGAAGCGCGCAAAACTCAGGCACTAAGCTACTTGACACAAGTTAGTCAAGGAGATGGAACTTTTGTTTTTGATGGAGGTACTGATACCTTACAAGTAAACAAAGCAGCACAAAAAGAAACTATGTTTCAAAACTTACAAACGTTAATGGCAGCCAACGAGCTTGGAGGAAATTACCAAATTGTAACTAACAGAGGCGGTTTAGCAGTGCAAAAAAGTGAAGCGATGAAATATGGCGCAAACAACGAAAAAAACATAGCAGCATTAGGTCTTATGGACCCTTCGAGAGTGCATGAAACAGGTAATATATCTCCTGGGTCTGACATTTTCAACGGCTATTTTTTACGAGATGGAGCAATTGGAATGTTTGAAAACTATCCTTTTGACTTTAGAAACAACACAACAACTGCTGATGGGCGTGCTTGGAGTGTTTCTGATATGGATATCCCGTTTACTAATTTACGTGCAAACGTTTATGTAAACAACGAGGCAACGGAAGCAAGTGCTTTGGTTGGAGCTGGAAACGACACTAACTTAACAATGACAACATTTTCCGAAATGGCGTTATGGTTTAGGTTTTACATCGTTTACCGTTATAATGGAGACATTGCAACGCGTGCAAATGATATCGTAAAAATTAAAGGTTTAACTTCATAAAAAACGAAAACACATGTATTATATTACAGATGAAAACGGAGATAGAATCCCGGTACAGGAAGGTGGAATTCGCAAAAATGTGGAGATTATTACCGCCAATAGAACGTTATTACCAAATGAAAGCGGTATAGTTATTGGAGTAGGAACGGATGCTTTAGAAGTTGCCTTACCGGCAACAGAAAAAGGGTTGGTTTACACTTTAGTCAATACAGGCGCAGCAGGTAACAACTTAATGGCTTTATCACCAGTCGCGGCTGATGGTATTGCAGGAACTGTAACCTTAGCATCAACGGTTGTTGTGCTAGATGGTACAGTTGACAAGGACGCAATTAACACAAAAGCAACTTCTCAAACAGGAGATTCAATTACCGTTTTAGGTACAGGAGTCACTGGAGTTGGAGCATGGGTTGTGGTTGCATCAACAGGTATTTATGCTCAGGAGGCATAATAATTTAAAATCATAAGTTTTATCACATGTTAGTAAGTATATCAGAGGATTTTTCAACAAGTATCGTATTGGATAGTGACCTTTTAAGCGTACCTGACTCAGGTTTGTTTTTAAACAGTGGCGCGCATCCAACACTAACTTTGGAGAACATAATCGCTTTTTTACATACCAACAACCAAGGCTTTAACGCATGGACTTCGTCTGACACGTATAACAAGTATAAAGACAGCAGAAATAAGTCTGACCTAGTAGTTTACAAGCAAAGTATTTATCAGTCGCTTAGAACAGCTAATTTAAACAATTTGCCAAATGCGGTGGATTCAGTTTATTGGGTGCAAACTAACATTGATAGTATTAAGCTAAAAACACTAATTTATCAAGTAATTGATAAGGTCAAATCTGATTTAAGTTTAACCAAGCGCTTAATTAACAGTCAAAAAATATATGACATTGGAAGCAATGTAGCAACTTTGCCAAATGATTATGCAGCTTTTGTTATACAAGCAAAAGGAAGTGATTACGTTTCGTTTAAATTAAACAGCGTTTCAATTCAAAAGGACGGTACCACGCCAATTAATTTGTATATTATCAACTCGGGAGTATTAGTTGACACGTTGACGATAACTCCAAATAATAAAGCAGTTAATTGGACCACGTTGGATTATGAATTCAGCGGCTCAGGTACTTGGACTATTGCAATTGACAGCACTGACGTCTATTTAGGAAACACGCAAATTGACCCTTTAAAGTATGATGGATTTACCATTAATACTGCAATAGGTGTTGGTGATGCGCCAGAAGATGCTGTATACAGTTACAGCACAAATGGAATAGGCATTGGGTTAGATATTAGTGCTTATGCTGATGCTGACGCTTATTTAACCAATAATATAAGTCACTTAGGTAACTTATTTAGAGCGTGCTTTGAATACACTATATTCCAAATGTTTTTACATAATCCGAACAACGTGAGCAATAGGGCTGAGCGCATTCAAATGAATGAGGATTTATTAATCGCGGAGTTAAAAAACTTGAACGGGAATACAGTTGCAGCAAGGTACCAAACGGAACTAAAAAGGGCAAGACAAGCATTGGATAAGACTTATGATACTAAATTATCTCCTGATAATAATGATGATTTTATAATTGAATTAACAGCGTAAATGAATAACCTAAAGGACAATTTATACGGTATTGATATTGAGATACAGGAAATCCAAATATCACTTTACGAATACCTTAAAAGCACATGGTCCATAGAGGATACGGATTTGCTTGATGGTTACGGAAGGATATACCGCAATAATAGTTCAGAGGGTAAAGTCATACCTGAAGTATACAATGCAGCAACAAAAAATTACCACGAGGTATACTATAACAGTAAATCATGTTTCTTTTTTATTGATGCTAACAATCAGGAGGGTGATGGTTTTGCTTATGACAGTGTTATTGACATTGTTTTTATGCTTAATTTAAACCAAATACATGTTAAGGAAAATGAGCGCACTGATGAAAAAGCGTTTACCCAAATAATACAGCACTTAAGGAGTGACTATGAAGGCACATTAATACCGCCTTTTAACCATATTAAGCGCATTGAAAATGTATTAAGCGGGTTTGACATTACAAAGTTGCAGACAAATGATTTGCAACCGTTACACGTTTTCAGCATAAGGTGCAATTTAGAATATTTCATTAATGATAAATGCTAACAATATGAGCAAAAAAAGCAGTAACGAAGCAACAGCTTCAACAAGTAAAACGAAGCATGTTTTATTAGTTAATTTTGGAACTAAAAAAGGTACAAAACGGAACCCTGGAAACGGAGAACCAAAGTACAAAGCAGGTAGCAAAATTGACTTAACAGACGAGCAAGTTTTAACATTTAGAAACCTTAAATACATTAAATAAAAATGGCACTATTAAGCACATTATTAAACCTCGGTTCATGTGGAGCCGACGGAGTATTGGGTACAGGTACGCACGGTTGTAAACCGTTCTTCAAGAAGACATATTCACTTTGGTTAACGCCAGCAGGTTTTGAATATGACGGAACGGAGACATGGGATACGACATACATTAACACGTTAATTAATGCAGGTACATTGATTGTGGTTAGAGGCATTAGCCAACCAGAAAACCAATCAACGGACAACACATTAACTGACATTGGAGGTGGCGTCGAAATACTCGAAGACGAGGGTCTTTACAAGTTCAAATATGACTTTGTAAAAGGACTTTATTGGAATTCAATTTTAGCAAGTTTGACTGGTTACGGCCAATACGATGTAGCTTTTGTTGATACACAAGGAAACATATTTGGAACAGTAGGTGCAACGGAAGGCAATTGGAAAGGCTTTACAACAGCACAAATTTCGCACAACCCAATGGCATTTGGAGACACGCAAACAGGAAGAGAATCCATAGTGATACAATATCCTGAGCGCAGTGAAATAGACACTGACTTTGTATTTATACAAAAAACAGCAGTGTTTAATCCTAAGCAAATTGACGGGATTAACGAGGTGAAATTAGCCTACGCAAACGCTCCAGCGGATACGGATACCACGGTAACTGTAACAGCTGTAAGAAAACAGGATAACAACGCTTTTACCGGCGCTGATTATAATGATTTCGGAGTGGTAGTTGATTCAACTAACAATGTTTTAACATCAGGTGATGACAGCGCAGTAACTGGAACCTATGTTTTAACCCTTACAACAGCTTTATCAAGTGCTGAAAGTGTAGTAACCCAATTAGGGACTACCGCAGTACCAGGTGTAGCCGTAGGGACGCGAAACTATAAGTCAAACGTTATTACAGCAATCGTTCCTTAAAAAAAGGAGGACTATTTATCTAATAAAGCCTGGTCTTAATAGGCTAGGCTTTTTTGTATTAAACAATGGTTGAAGTACTTGAACCTTATAATATTGCCTTAATACGCATGCAAGAGGATATACCTTTTATATTGCAGCGCATATTTACGGAAAAAAGTGAGATAATTGTCAATTTATTGTTTGAACAGCAACTATCCGTTGGACTTGATGGTGATGGTAGGGAAATAGGTAGGTATAGCCGTTATACGGAATTAATTGCACGTTATGAACTACCTAGGCCAATAAAACCAAAAGAGGCGGGTGAACTATACAATTTTGAGTGGACAGGAGATTGGAAAAGTAAAATGAAAGCTATTTTTTCAAACGAACGAGAATATGAGATATTAAGCAGTGATGGCAAGCATAAGGAATTAATTGTCAAATACGGAGATGAAATTGTAAAACCAAGCGTAGACCTAAATGCATTTATAAACAAAAACATATTAAAGCCTGGACTTTACCAGGAATTTGTAAACCGATTAAACAACGCAACAAAATGAAAAATATATTATTAATTTTTATAGTATTAGCAGCTTATTTAGGACAAGCGCAAACAGTGGACCAATTTAGCTATTATGAGCGCATTATAAACGACTCATATGGCGATAATGCAAAAATATACAGTAAAGGTAAAACCCTGCGAAAGTTTGGGAGAAACAATGATTTAGACACTGATGTCGAGGAGCAAATATGGGAACAAGGTGGATTTGAAATTATGGCAACGTCAAACAGCATTGACACTATGAGCAGTTCAAGCGGAAGTGATACGCAAACTGTAACAATTGAAGGGCATTATTATGATGCTGACAATAACTTAATTTTTAGCATTCAGACAGCAATTTTAACGGGTCAAACGAAAGTCACTTTAGCCACACCATTATCGCGTGCGACAAGGGTTTATAATACAGGCAGTACGGATTTAGTAGGCAATGTTTACGTATATGAGGACGGTGCAATTACAGCAGGCGTTCCTGACGATGCTGCGACTATCCATTTGTTTGCAACTGCAGGAAACCAACAAAGCTCAAAAGCAGCAACATCAACTTCATCTACGGATTATTGGGTTATTGTTAGGGTAAAATTTACAGTTGAAAAAACACAAACGTCAACGGTGGATTTTAAGGTACAAATTAGGGAGGCAAATGGTGTTTGGAGGTCGCAATTATTTGCAAGTTTAGCCGGTGCGCAAGGAACGTACCAAGTTGACTTAACCAATACGCCAATTATTATGAAGCCTAATTCAGACATTAGGGTATTAGGAACTTCCAGTACCAATAATGTGATAGGAGGCGCGGAAATAGGAGGTTTTTTAGCAAAAGTTTTATAATGCTATACAGTGGAACGCATGACATGCCAATATACCATTACACTAAATGTTTGGTAAACGACGAATTACGTTATATGGTAATAGGTTGGAATGAACGCGACGAGGTTGTGCTTCCAAAAGACACTGAGGAAATATGGTTTGATATTTTTAACTCCTTTTGCACAAAAACAAGCACTAATGATACTGACACTTATTACGCCTTAATAAATGAATTAGACTATTTGCGCAGGCGCTACAAAATGGTGGAAATATTAGTTAAGGAATTAAACGAAAATAATAGAGAAACTTACGGATATGAAATTAGTCAGTGGGAATTTAGTATATTAGCAACTCCTATAAGTGAACAAAAAAAACATTTTGAAAAGCAGTTTAGGATAGCCAACCAGGATATTGAATTAAAACAAAGCGAAGTTGACAAGTGGTTAGAGGAAAACGACACAGGCGAGCCGGTAAAATTGTATAAGAAAAAAATTAGGTTGGAGCGCATCACAGGGCTCACAATTGATATAAAAACATGTGTTCTAGACGAATGGATAGAAATTATTAGCGAGGCTGATACCATTAACGAGGAATACTCAAAAGCGCACGCAAATGGCTAAAAATCCAATTACCGTAATTGAGGAAAGTAAACAGGAATTATCAGCCTTAAACCAAGTTTTAACAAGCACCAATACCTTAATACTTGAGATATCAGCCAATACACGCAAAGTAGGCAAGGACTTTTTTAATGTTAAAAACCCAAAGCAAGCAAATGATGCATTGGCAAAACGAGCAAGCGCTGAAAGTAAGGTATTAACACTAATTAGGGAAAAGGAAAAGATTAACAAAAGGTTAGCAGCAGGAGAAGCCAAAATTGCAGTGGCTATGACCTCGTCTAACAAACAATTAGCGCAGCAACGGTTTGAACTACAGGAGTTGAATAGACGTGCAAAACAAGCAGCCGTTTTATCCTCAAGTTTGTCAACGGAATACCAAAAGCAAAGTGTCAGATTAATACAGTTACGAACAAAGTATAAGGACGTCGCATTAACGCAAGGAGAATCCTCAAAAGCTGCTAGGGTATTACAGCGTGAAATCCAAAAATTAGATTTAAGGCTTAAAAGCGTTGATGGCAATGTAGGGCAATTCCAAAGGAGCGTTGGTAATTACGGTAAAGCGCTTAACGGTGCAGTTGGTGCAGCAAAAAAAATGGCAGGCGCATTAGGCTTAATGGGTGGTGCTTTTTTAGCAATTAGAATAGGACGAGATGCAATAAAAGTAATAAAGGACTTTGACAAAGCAAATGCCACATTGGCGTCAGTATTACAATTATCCAGGGAGGAAACACGAGGGTTGGCAGATGATGCGCAGCGCTTAGGTAGTATAACAGTAAAAACAGCACAGGAGGTGACTGAACTCCAAACAGCTTATGCGCGTTTAGGCTTTAACCAAACTGAAATAATTGATTTAACGGAAGCCACAATACAAGGCTCCATTGCTTTAAATAGTGAACTAGGCGCGACAGCTGAATTAACAGGTGCGTTGGTAAATACGTTTGATGAATTTGGCACAAATGACGCACCACAAATATTGGATATTTTATCCTTAGCAACGGCAAAATCCGCTTTAAACTTTCAAAAATTACAAGCAGGTTTACCAATAGTTGCAGGAGCAGCCAATGCAGCAGGTGTACCGTTTACAAAGTTAGTGGCATTATTAGGAAAACTATCAGATGCAGGTATTGATGTCAGTAGTTCATCAACAGCGCTAAGGAATATATTTATTGAGGCAGCGTCACAAGGATTAAATTACGAACAAATTTTAGATAAAATAAAAAGCAGCCAGGATAAGCTAACAGCATCCAACGATGAATTTGGTAAACGTGCCGCAGTTTCAGCCACTGTTTTAGCTGCAAATATAGCCGCTACCAACGAATTAGACGTTGCCTTACAAAATGCAGCAGGAACGGCGCAAAGCATGGCAGATAAGGAGTTAGACACCTTAGACGGTGCTTTACAGCTATTAAAGTCAGCATGGCAAGGGTTTATACTAGGTGCAGACGGCTCAACGGGCGCTGCGGCTAAATTAAAAAGTGGTATCCAATTTTTAGCAGCAAATTTAGACAGGATATTAAAAGTAATAATATTTGGCACAAAAGCATGGGTGGCTTATAAAACTGCATTACTATTAGCAAACGTTCAATCCAGGATATTTGCACTAACAGCATCGCAAACAGCAGCCGCAGCCACAGCACAAGCCGCAGCACAAACAGCAAATGCCGCAGCAACGACAGCAGCCACAACAGCTTGGCAGCGCTTTAATTTAGCATTAAAAGCAAACATCATAGGAATATTGATTGGTTTAGCTATTGGCCTTTATACTGCAATACAAAGCCTTTATACTTCCTTAGAAGATAGCGTAAAAGCAACGGACGAGGCGACGCGCGCATTTTTAGACCACGAACACGCGCTAAAAGCATCAGCAAATTCCACCAATACGCTGCTTGATAGGTATGATGAATTAACTAAAAAGCAAAAAGAAAATAAGGACGGTGCAAAACTTACAACAGCCGAGCAAAAGGATTTAGACGGAATAATAGTGCAATTAGCAAAGGATTATCCTAAAGCAACAGGCGAGATTGACAAAAATACTGGAGCATTAATTATAAACACCGAACAAATTCGTAATAATTTAGCAGCGCAGGCTGGTGACATAAACAGCGCGCAAAAAAAGGCGCAGTTGTTAAAGGAAAATACTAATGAATTAAATTTGTTAGAAATGGCCCAAGAACGTTTAAATAAAACGGAGCGCGAGGGTGAAGCAGAAAAAATAGATAACATTGGTTTTGTTATACGCGAAGAAGGTAAACTTTACAAAGCAAAATTCCAAGCACAAACGAAATCATTTATAGCCACTAGGGAATTAAGCGTGGCAGAAATTGATGCGGTAAATGCGGCAGTAGACGGCAATAGGGAATTAATTGCAACAAAAAAGGATTTTATACGTGAATTAAATGGCGAGAAAACGTCCAAGCAAATTAACAATGAATTAACGGAAATTGAAAATAATTTAAAAGCTGAAAGCAAAAAACTAACAGACGAGGAAATTGACGTTGTGGCAAAATATAATGCTGAAATTGAAAAGCAAACGGATATCCTTAAAAAATTACGCGCACCTTTACAAGAGGAGGGAGGTAAAATAAACCCGTTAGACGAACAAGGTATAAAGGACGCTACAAAAGCACTAAACAACGCCAAAGCAGCGTTAAAAGAAATAACAGGTACCACAAAAGACAAAGACAAGGACAAGGATAACAGCGCGGGCAAACGGACAATTGATTACCAATATAAAATAGACGAGGAAAGTTTAGAACAAGCTATTGCAGCAGACGAGGAAATTGCAACAGCTATTGACAACAACTTAAAAGATAGGCTTAAAGGCTTAGAGGACTTTGAAGCAAAATCTAAGGAGCTAGTAGACCTACGAAAAACGAAAGAAAAAGAAGATGTAAAAAGCAGCGTATTATCAGCAAAAGCAAAAGCCAAAGCCCTTGAATATATTGAACTGAAATACAAAGTTGTCTATACCAAAATACAAGAGGACAAGCAAAAAATAGCCGAAAAAATAATCAAAGACAGCATTGATGCCGCTAAGGATTTTAAAACATTTGAGGAAACAGAATTAAGGCAAGCAAACGAAAAAGAGCTGCAAATTCGTAAAGATGCTTATGTAAAAGCTATTGAAGCTGCTGGCGATAATAAAGAGGCATTAAAAAAAGTAGAAGACGAATATACTGCTGATATTTTAGAAATAAAATTAAGGCAAGAATTAGCGATATTAGCACAGAAAAAAAAGTTCTTAGAAGCGCAATTAAAATTTGTTGTAGACCCTAAGAAACGCAAATTGATTGCGCAACAAATTGCAGGTATTGAAATTGCAATGAGCACGCTAAAAACTGATTCGCAAATTAAAGACCTTAAACGTTTAAGAAACGCGCAGCAGGAAATAGATGATTTCAAACGCGACTCCTTAGCAGGTGCGTCAACAGTATTAGCCAATACCTTAAATATTGACGCCAATAATTTAAACATATTTTTACAAGGTGTTGTAGACGGATTTGATTCAGCCCTTGAGGGAATTTCAGCAGCTGCATTGGTTGCTGGAGATATTGTGAATGCTGTCTTTGAAGCTAAAATAGCCATGTATGACCAGGATATTGAAAAAAACAAAGCCTATTATGATGCACTTTTAGACAACGAGGAATTAACGGATAAGCAGCGTACGGCATTAGAGGATAGAAAAGCAGCTAAGGAAGCTATTTTAGAGAAAAAGAAACGCGCAGCACGTAAAAAGCAAGCAGTATATGACAAGCTGTTTGGAGTGTTACAAGTTGGAATATCCACTGCCGTAGGTATACAAAAAGCTATCGCATCATTTCCATTAACTGCTGGTCAACCTTGGGTTAGTATTATTGCAGCGCTTGGCGCAATACAAACGGCAGCAATATTATCACAACCAATACCAAACTATGCCACAGGGCGTGATGGTGGTAAGGCTGAATATGCTTATGTTGGTGATGGTGGCCGTAGTGAGATAATTGAGAAACCAAATAAAGACATCTACGTCACTCCTAATAATCCTACATTAACTTACTTAGGTAAAGGTGACAAAGTTCACACAAGCCCACAAGCGTACCTTGACAGCGTATCTGATAAAGAATTATACAACAATATCCACAAGCATGTAGCCATAGGAAATTTACAAGGGCAAACGGGTAGGTATTTATCAAACAGCACAGGCGCAAACAATAAGGAAATAGTAAAAGCAATTGAAAAAAACAAAGCAAGTGTAAAAGTTATCAATAATAATAATATAGGTGAGGAATTAAATTTTATCTTTAAACTGAACAGCACGTTATGAGCCACCAAGTAGTCAAATTCAAATTAATAAACCACGACTCAGGTGCTATTTCTGGCAGCGGCTCAGACCCGTTTTTACCTACTGACCCTAAGGGTTATGAAAACAGTCAAAAAACGCTTAAAAGGAGTACCTCTAATTTTGGTGTATGGACTGAATTATCAAAGGATTTATTTTTTACAAAAGAAGGTGCGGACTTTTTAATTGATGCGTATACTGCAAAGTATATCCAAGCAAATGTCACACTTGAAGAATGGAGGCAGTTACCACACGAGGACGGCTTTTATTTATACAGCTCAGGCACATTTGATTTTAGTGAAATAGACATACAAAAATTAGGAGTAAAAATACCATTTAAAACCGGTGGACTACATACAATAATTGAATCACAATTGACACAGGATTTTGAATTGCAGCGCTTAACAAGTTTAAAAGGCGAGGTTTTGCCACCGTTGGAATTAAAAGACATACAACTAACAAGCCGGGCAATATTTTTATTAAGCCAATGGACTATTGAGGAGGGCAGTTTTTTAGGTATTGACCCACCAGGTGAGGGTTATTTTGGCTATGCCGGGCAATGGCGTACTCCAATGCTTAACATATTATCCAACAGTGATGCCGCCAACGTGGCGCCCGTATTGCAGGAATTTATACCATGGACACTTTCAGGAAGTTTTGTACCTGAAGATTTAGCACCTGAGCCAATACATTTTTTTTATTTCCAAGTTGATTTAGCAAAAACAGTTAGGGTCTTAAATACAGCAACCTTAGAGGTTTTTGGTAGAAATGGCCAAAGCGTCAGTCTGTATATAATGCATACCGCGTTGGACTATTCGGTTACGGAGTTTAGGGAAATTTTTAGCTATCCATATAGTGCAGGAGATAGCATAAGGCAATATCCTATAAATGTTGATGAGGAGTTTGATTTAATTGAGGGAGATAGCTTGATGTGGGTTTATAACATTGTAGCCAATGCTAGCGCCGGAGGCCAAGTTCAATGGGCCAGGTTTAGTGATTATGAAATGTCATTAACAGAAGACAGTGTAGTGGACGACACTACCACAAAAGGGCTTTTAATACATGAGGCTGGTGAACGTTTAATGGAAATACTAACGGGTGAAACGGGCAGGTATTATAGTGAATTTTATGGTCGCACGGATATTGGATATGATGCTGATGGTGAATTTAGTTACACTGGATTAACTTATGGCTTTTGGATTAGACAATTTTTTGAAAAGCAAATAACGCTTAATTGCAAGGAATTATTTGAAACTACCAATGCACTGCATGCAACAGGTTGGACAATTGATACAATAGACGGAGTTGAAGTTTTAGTCCACGAGGATTTAAAATATTTTTTCCAACAGCGCACTTTAATTAAGATACCTGGACAAGTAAGTAAGTATATGAAAAAGCCTGCTAAGGAATTTGTATATCCAAATGCTGAATGGGGGTACGACAAGGGTGGAGAGGACTATGATGAGGCGCATGGATTAGATGAATACAATGGTAAAATAAACCACACGCATCCATTTGATAGGGTGCAAAAAGGATTAAAAGTAACAAGTCCTTCAAGGGGAGATAAATATGGTGCTGAATTTGCTAGACGCAGGCCAAAGGAAACTTATCCACGCGAGGATACGTCATATGATAGTGACAAATGGGTATTGGATTTAAAAGAGGGATTAGGTACTTTTTTACAGGAACGCACCTGGGAGGATGATTACGAGGAAGCGCCGGTAAATGTATACAGCCCTGAAACTGCTACTAATTTAAGGATAACACCTTTTAGGAATAGTGAGCGACATGAATGGTGGTATAGTGGTAGTATGAAAGCGTTTCAAGACGAGGTTATACGCTTTTCAAGTAACATAGGAAACAGCAGTTTAGGAACAAAAAAAGTTGGTGAAGTTATACGTTATGAGGACGGCAACAAAAACATAAACGAGCTTGAAAAACCACGCGTGCAATTTGAGTGGATAACATTTTCTTATCCCTTAAATTACGAACTATTAAACCAAGTATATGGCAGGACTAACATTGACGGCAGGAGTGTACCAAATTACTTTGGATTAGTGGAATACTACAATGACAAAAACCAAAAAGAATACGGATATTTATTTCAATTAGAGCCTTCAAAAGAGGGTAAATGGAAACTATTAAAAGCATCATAATATGGCAAGCACATTATATTTCACGGTCAACAGTTTACCCGCATTAGACGAGGAGTTTTATGTTGATGTTACAATAGACGCGTCAACTATACAAACCCTGAGAGAAACTTTCAAATTAACTAGACGCCTAATAGGACAAAGCGCAATAGGTACTTCCGTAGCTGAATGCACAAATAACCTTTATACAGCAATAATGGCTGATTATAATAGTTATGGATTATATACAATCACTTATAATTTTGTAGCAGGCACAATAACAGTAACAGCCAATAATCCAAGTGTGGAATTTGCTGTAACAAGCAACACCACGGGAGGCGCAGTAACAGTATCTGTCACAAATGATGCAACGGATGCGATATCCGTAACAAGCGTTACAGGCGCTGAAGCTTTTTCAGACCCTTGTGATAACGTATTGCTAACAGTTACAACAAACGTCCAAGCGGATAATATTACATCGCCAATATCCTCTCCTATATTTGCTAACCCTTTTGACATAACAGTTGCAAGGAGTCCAACTAACATGTATTTGGTAGCAAACTTAGGCAGCACAACGGCAACTTATCCATTCCGATGCCCGCCTTTAGTTGCATCTTATTTTGATATTGACATAACAAATAATCCAACAGGTGCAGGTGTCAGCGTGCAATCATTAAGCATTATGAGCGCAGGTGCTGGACCACTATTATTAACTTTAGAATACAGCTTGGACAACGTGCTTTGGCAAACGGGAAACAGTTGGAGTGGTTTAGCTGCTGATGACTATACTGTTTATATTAGGGACGGACTTGGCTGCCAAATATCAATTGATTTTACGGTAGAGGCTTTTAATCCTAACTATATTGACTATGACCCTATTGCTGATATTAGCAAAATTAATCCTTTTGCCTTTAAAAAAGCTGAAACCATTAGTGACTGCGGCACGCAATTAAACCCGCTTAACACTTTATCATATGAAGAGAATACGCTGCTAAACAACAAAACGTTCAAACAAATTTTTCAAACGTGTGACAATATTAGCACGCAATTAAAAACCAATTATGATACCGTAACTGCAAACCTAATTGACTGCGACGCAACCGAAACGCCAATTACTGTAATTAAAAAGACGGATAACATGGGTAAGACAGACGTTCGTGACTGTAAAATATATTTGAGTGCTGGTAGTAGTGTTTGGATTTACTTTACAGTAGGCAACACGTATGACCCTGATACACTAATTGCAAATGGCAGTTATGATACCGGTGGTAATTTACCAACTTTTATAAATGAGGGAGATGCTGTCAGTTTAGAGGGCTTTGGTTGGGTAACAATTTTAGAAGTATTTCCAAGCACACCTGGTTTAACCTCAACAGCACGCGCAAAAACGTCACTAGAGGATATTGACGGTATTTACACGAATGGTCAAACAATAAAATTAACAAGTGTCTACAATGTAGTAAATTATGAACGTTATGAATTTGATTTAGATATGAGCGCACTGCTTGGAGATTATTACATTCAAGTGGATTTAACGCATGTAGAATTTGCTGCATGTACCTTAGTAAGTGAATGGTTTAATGTAAAAGCGCAGCAGCCAAAACACCATTTAATTGAATATTATAATAGTGAAAATAATGAGATTAATTTTGGTACAGGAATAACGTTTAAATTAAGGATACCTTATATTAAGCAAATGACGTTTCAACCTGCAACGGAAAAGGATACTTATATTACTGATACGCAAACGGTAAGCCTGGAAAGTAGAGGGCGTGAACAATATGCAATAACCTTTTTTCCAATGCCTACAATAATGGCTAGGAAAATTGCAGCGGTAATGGAGCAGGATAAGTTAATGATAGGAGGTTTATTATATGTCACGGAAGAGGAAACAAGCATAAACCGTTTAGGAAGCACAAATTTATACAGCGTTGAAGCCGTAATAATACGTTCGGATTATGTGTTTGAAACGCAAACAGGAACGTCACTTGATGAAATATTAGCAATTGAAAGCGCATTCCTGGAATTAGATGAAAATTCAAGTGGATTATTAAAAATAGATTAAAATTCAATACCTTTAAGAAATGGGATTATTAGATGAAGTTTACAGTATATTAGCCAACTCCAAAAAAGGAAGTGAAGTGCCAACAGCTACATCGGTGTCTGGCAGTGATTGGATATTGTTTTGGAATACAAGTACAAACCAATTGGAAAAAATATTAAACAGCAACTATTCAGCCTCAATTAGTGTATGGGCGCCTATTACTTTTGGCACTGTAACAAGCGCAGGCACAACCACTACGGAAACAGAAATAGCCAACTATATCAACGCTGTTGGTTTTACAGTTAATGACAATGAAATACCATTATTAAAACTAAATGTATATATCAACTTACAAGTGCAAAAGCGCATTTATGTATTAAAATCCAACGCGCCAGGTGACTACGGTACAGCGGCAGCAAACGAAATAGCCTACACTGACATTGAAATTATAACTGAAAGCGCTTTTAATACGTTCTCAGATACCTCAGAAACAATTGATTTAGGAGATATTGGCTCAGATACTATTGAGGACCATTTGAACGCCTTAGTGGGCACCACACATGTTTTGTTAGATGACAAAATTTATATGTTTACATGTGTAAAGGACAGCCAAGCTGAAAGTTATTTATACGTAGGCCCTTTACCAAACACCCTAGGTGATGGAGGCAGCACTGCTACCGCCAGCATGTTTTATTTATTTGTAACACCTGGTTGGATATGGATAGCAGATTCCTGGGTACAAAAAGGAACAGGAAATAATAATACTACAATATTAGAGGCTGATGATATTGTATTTTATAAGCCGGTAACATATAATGCAAACAAACTATCCTTAGTAGGTTGGAAATATGTTTCAGGAAACACAGGTTTACAAAGCAGCTATACTAAATTCTTAAATATCGCATAAATGAAAAAACTAATTTTATTTGCTGCAATACTTTTTTGCAGTGTATTACAAGCGCAGGACTGGCACTTTAACGGTGTTATTATACCTGGACAAACAACAGACCCAACAGGCATAAATGCCGGGCAAATAACGTGGGATACGGACGACTTTAAGTTTAGGTATTACAACGGTACAACGTGGGAGGATTTAACAAGTGAAACCTCATCTGAATGGTATGAATATACAGACACAAGGGCAGCGGATTTAGTTGTAAAAATAGGCGATTATGACAGCTCTAGCAACGGTTTTCATACAATAACATCAGTAGAGGAACAGCTTTTCCAAGTAGTCAGTGATGCTTATGTAGGTGGTGCATTTACCGCAACTCCAATTTCCATGTCTATTTATGATGAAACAGGCGCAGGACCAGGAGGATTTACAGCAAGTTTTTCAAGTCAAAACACGGATATTACAGGAAATAGGGTTTATGATATTCCTGATGCAAGTGGCGTTTTAGCGCTTGAAGCTGATGCCTCAGGATTTACAGGAAATTTAACTACTTCGGATAATACTTTGCAGGAAATTGCTGACGCTGTTGATGGGTTAGTTGTTGGAGGTGATGTGTCAGTAAACGGCACGCCCGTAGGAGGACAATTAGCAGTTTGGTGGACAGGTACACCTGCTACAATACGAGGAGATGGCGCTTTATGGTACACTGATGCGGCTGTCAAAGTATTAAGCGCAGGATTAGATGATACTGACCCGGGCAGTTTTAGAGGTTGGGGAGGTTCAGCAAGTGCAGGTGGTAGTGTTTTTTTGTATAGCGGTGCAACGGGCGACACTTTTACGGAGTATTACAAAATTGAAAACACGCAAGGAAATTTCAGCATAACGGATGAAACCGTTGATGTTTTAGAATACAATACACAGGACAATGATTGGATGATGTCTGACTACGGTGGAGGTACGGTTACAGCGGGTTATCCCACATATAATTTGCAAGTAAACAGCCAAGGAGTAATAGTTGAAACGGGCGCAGTTTTAAATGATGTTAGCACATCACGCGCAATTATAAGCACTGACTCTGAAAACATTATTACATTAAACAACGCGGGCGCAGTTGCAGTTACAATACCGTCAAATGCCGCAGTTGATTTTCCAATTGGAACTAAAATAACATTGATAAATATAGGTGCAGGAACAGTGACAGTAGGTATAACTGACGACACATTAAGCAACAACGTTGGAGGCTTAACTTTAGCGCAGTATGACAAACGAACCCTAACAAAAATAACAGCGACCAACTGGATATTAGGATATTAAGTGCTTTTTAGATTTTTGATTTTGAGGGATTTCAAAAACCATAAAATAACATAATGACACCAAAGGAACAACAAGAATTTGCAGCAATTTTAGTTAAAGAAATGCAAGCATCAGCACCACCGGTAAAAACTGCCGAAAGTTTATTTTTAAACAATAAAAACCTGCTGGATTTACTTTTTAAAGGCTTGCTAGGCTTATTAGTATGGATGGGCTCAGGTATGAAAACGGATTTAGAAAAAGTTATGACTGACGTAAACCAAATAAAGGTTGAACGCAAATATGACCAAACTGAAGTTGCAGTATTTAAGGAAGCGCTAAAGGAGCCTAGGTACACGAGGGAGGACCATTTATTGGAAACCAAACCTTTAGTAAACAGCGTGGCCAGGAATACTGCTGAATTGCAAACAAGAAACCCGATTATAACTGATAATACCAATGCCATAATAGCATTAAAGTATGACACGTCAAAAAACGCGGAAAACATTTCTGAAATATTAAAAATATTAAAAGCGAGATAAGTATGAAAAGCGAGGGTTTAGGCGATACCGTAGAAAAGATATTAAAACCAATTGTAAAGTTCACGTCGCGTTACAGTGCTGGTCCATGCGCCTTATGCGAGGAAAGGAAACAAAGTTTAAATAAAAAATTCCCGTATAAAAAATGAACGACAACAAACAACTAACAACAGCAAAACCATTGGAAACGCAGGAAGGTTTATTTATAATGAAATGGCGCAGTTTTGTTCCTATGATTATAGGCATTATATTAAGCACAAATACCGTATCCATATTTTATCAAAAGCAACAGCGGCATGACGAGGAGTTATTGCACCAAGCAGCATTAATTGAATATAATAAGGAACGCGCTGATAGGATAGCTGAACGCAAA